TTAGCCAAATGAAACGGTTTTCTCTACTTTTAATTGGATTGAAATATTCTTTCTGACCGAGAATGGTACATCCCCGACATATTCTTTGACGATATTGAGTAGTTCTGGGCTAGGTGTAATAGAAGAACCAGGGCTGTTGTTGAGAGAATCCGATACATAGGCGTAGACACTGACATAATTATCAATGATAGATAGGAAGTTGTCTGGGGTTAGAGGGTGCTCGGATAATATACATTGTTCATCAGCAGAAGATAGCAGTAGAAAAACCATGAAGTTTCTACGGTCTGAAAGCATATCTCTTGCATAGATAGATAGGTTTGATTTTATTGCTTCAATATCAATATTATTCATAGTTATGTAGCTCTGATAGATATTATAATGGTTGAACAAAAATTGATTTTGTTTGTTAATTAAAAAAGATTCTGACAGAAAAAAGTCAAAAATCAAGCGTAAATACTCGATAAGGAATTAAAAATGAAAATATTAAAGACTCTCACATTGTCACTATCACTTGTATTCGCATCAAATGCCATATCAGCAAATGTTGATGATGACAAAATATTGCATTTTGGTGCGTCTACCGCGATAGGATTTGCTTCACAGTCTTTCTTTGAAGATAAGGATTCTGGATTTTATACTTGCGCAGCAGTAGGTGTGGCAAAAGAACTGTACGACGAATTTGATTACGGTGGATTTGATACAAATGACATGGTGATGAACTTGGTTGGTTGTGCAGTAGGAACCGTAATTGGTGATGAGCTTGGATTCAAGATCGGCATGAATAAAATTGGCGATACTAATATGGTATCTATAAATTACTCTTTCTAGCTAGCTGAAAAAGTGTGATATAATTTAACAAATAAAAAACCTGGATTAAAAAATGAATAAAGAAGAGTTAAAAGAGAAAGGTAAGAGCCTTCTTAATTATAATGAATCTAGAATCCATGAAATGAAAGAGTGGATAGATCATTTTCCTTTAACTGGAAGATGTCCAAATGGGCAAAAAGAAAACTTGTCAAAATTAAAAAGTATTAAAACTGAAGTTGATATGTTTCAACAATATGGCTTTCATGGTAGCAATATCAAAGCCGTGCTTACGTATTGGGACGAAATAGAAATAGAGAACATAGTGGACAGCTTCATTAAAACCGAAAAAAATAATGCTTTTAAATACAGAAATATTGAGTTTTCTAACAAAAGCCCACTTTCTGAAAAGGCATTTCTTGCGAAGTGCAAAGATTTGGTTCAAACGATAAACTCACTAGAAGGATTCCATGCCAAAGCTATAGAAGGTAGTTTTAAAATATCATTTGTTGCTGCTAATGATATTGCATCTAAGGCTAAATACGATTCAGAAAATGATGAGGTTTTAATTAAACACACATCACTTTCTGATAATGAATTATATGGTCACATGAGATATTTACTGGTTCATGAGCTTGGTCATAGATATGAGAATAAGTTTGGATTACCTGAATCGTTCTCTGATGATCGGTATAGGACAACCAAATACTCGTTTACTGAATCTCTTAGTGGGTCTTCAGAAGCATTTGCGGAAGTGTTTGCAGTTAGTCATTGGCCTGAAGAGTACAATAATTACTCTGATACCATAAAAAGATTTAGTGGAATCATGAATGAGTACGCGCCAAAATTGAAAGTAAAAAAAGACTTTGCGCTAAATATGTAGTTAGGAAAAGCAATGAATAATAACAAATACAGCATATCTATAGACGAGAAAAAAACAGTAAGAGAAAAAATTGTTGATGGGAGTTGGAAGGTATTACCTTTTGGTATGCTAATACTCGCGTCCAATCTTAAATCATACATAAATGCTAATCCAAGCTATTCAGATCTTAAGCCATTTTTTGCAGATTGGAGTATTCCATCATTACTGCAAGAAGCTGGGAAAGGTATTGTTAGTGTTGCAAACTCAGCTAAAAATGAAGATATAATCTACTTCGGTGAAAATATCGGATACTGCCCGTTAGAACCAACTTTTATGGATTATTTAAGCTATAAAATGGGGAATTTAATCTCTTTAACAAGTAATCCTCTTGCTGTTGCTGGGATTTTGGCGTCTGCTGCAAGTCTTACTATGGTGATTGGTATGTCAATAAAACACATTGACGACGAAAATAGACCATTAGTTCACTATAAGAATAAATCTTGGGAACATTTTCAAAGAAGCTTTCAAGAGGGCGAGGCGCAGGCATACAAAAAATCCGTTGATGACCTTCTAGGTGGCTCTAACGGGCTATCAATATCGATTAGAAAAATCCCTAGACTTGGTAAGAGAATCAAGAGTGTTTTTAAGGATCTAGAGACGCACGAGTTGCTCTCTCTCAGATTTGTATCTGAGTTTTCTGGCGCTATTACAGGATCCCCTAATAAAGAGCAAAAATTCATGCGTGAAACCCTACAAAGGATTACTGGTGATGGGTACGAGGATTTTGAGGCTATCATGCAGGCTATCAAGCCAGAAGTGATAGAAGAGTGCTTGGAACGAGGGTATTCATTCAGGTCAATAATTGACATGTATATTGAAATTCTTAATAAGAAATTAGAGAGTGATCCTAAAATGGATAAAATCACTTCAAACACTAAAGCGTATAATGAAATATTCGACAGACTCTCAGAGCTTCACAATAAGCACATTGTATATCATTCTTTTGCTAATCTAGTGGCTATGGCTTATGAAATGCAAGGGAGAGTGCTTAAAGGTGAAGCAGACAAGTCTGAGCTTGATGACATTGTTTCTGAACTGGAATACTTTGAGTCTATATCAGACAAAGTAAAGCATAATGGTGAAGAGTATTCTCAATTGCAACATCAAGCATGGTTGGTTAGGCACGATATAATTACATTGTCCACAGAGAATTATAAAGATCTTGTAGGAGCAAGCGATAGTAAGCATAAGATTCGCGCTTCTCAATATGCAGACCCTAAATTTTTCTATGAGCGAGCAGTTAAAAAGATCCTGCCAGATGAAAATATCTCTATGGAACATGGAATGCTTGATTACTTATCGATAGCGACAAGGGAACACTTCGGTGAGCACATTAAGAAACAAATAGACAATAGTGCTGATGTCAAAATAGATCGGGACGGAAAAATTCATAGCGATCAAGTAATAAGAGATAGGGAATATCAAAGACAAGACATGTTTATCCGAAATAGCATAAACATCGCTGTAGGGATGAATGTGGTTGCAAATATAGCTCAGTCTGCCACATCAGTGAAAGACGCAGATTACATAAGCGCTCCAATTAACTACGGAAATATTCTTACTGAGTTTTTCACTTATATAAGAAATCCTGATGCTGTAATGACGAACTTTAATAATGCTGTTAACGCATTGCAAAGCAGTACTTATTTTGCTCCTGCTGCATTTTTAACTGTTGGTTCATTGCTGGTGGTGTCAGTTGGAAAATACTTACATATGAAAGAGGGCAAGGATAAGTATTTCAACATGACAAGTTCTGGTTCTTGGAAAATGGTTAAAAAATACCTAAGTGAAAAAGATATAGAAATTAACAGGGTATTTAATAACCAAATGGATAATAATATATCAGGTATTTTTTCAAGGCTTGGAAAAAATAAGGTAATTGAAGCCGTTAAAAAACTCGATGCCACTGCTATTACAACTTTAGCAGTTGTAGCTCAAATGTATAGAGAAGCAAAACACCCTGACATTTTTGATAAGTACATAAAAGACATAATTTCTAAGGACGATTTTACGGATTTTATGGATGTAAGCAGCGAAATATTATTAGCAGAACAAGCGAAAAGAATTAGTCCAAAGAAATTGGTAAGCTCCTTGATTAAAAGCCTAAATAAAGTCAACAAAGAGTTAAATGGTGACATGGTTATTGGTAACAAGGAAAAGTTTACTGATGATGTATTTAAGAGGGCTGAAGCATTATCAAATGCTCATACAAGATATAAATCTTTTGCAGTAATGGTAACTGAACTCCATAAAAATCGTGATGCGATATATAAGGCTGCTGAAGAAATAGAGCAGGATAAAATCCATATACTCAATCTTAAAAATGAGAATGGGAGTTTTGTTAGCAAAATTAAAATAAAAGCACTTGAGCAAAACATTGAGTTTAAGCTAAAGTCTATCGATTTTATGCTTAAAAAACAGGCGGAAATCGCGAAGGATTTTGAGTTATACGCATTCTCTAAGCGAACATTTGAAAGGCATGACGATGAGTACGATGCATTACAGGCATTGGCTAACGAAATGGCGATTTGTAACTATAAAAAAGACTACTCAGTTATTGAGAATCAAATGGGATTCAAAATAACAGATACTATGCTTCGAGACCCTGAGTTATTATTCAGAAAGCTGGTAGTCCCTTACGCTGCAAAAATGGGCTTACCTTTGAAAGCTACGAATACAGGTTGGGATTACTTCGGCACTGCGGTGAAAGAACAAACTGAACCATATATAACTCACGTTATTACCCAAGAGTATAAAAGAAGAGTTAAGGAAGAAGAAAATAAAGGTATTGGTGATAAATTGAAAGAGGCGTTATCTTTCTAACAATAAGTGGAGCATAGCTCCACTTATTTTTTTACTCTTCTTTTGTTTTATTTCTGACTTTTTCTGAATCATGATTTCTTTAGAGGCTTAATTATCCATAAAAACAGATTTTCCATCATCTTGCTTCGAAAATTACTTCTCAATCAAAGATTCATTTTGAATCTACCTTAAAACCTAGATTCTGTAGTTGTTCGTATGTCGTTTTATTATCAACATCTTCCAGCCACTCAATCCCTTTCATAAAAAGGTTTCTTTTGAAGTGTACGAGTGATATACCCTTGGTCTTATTGAAACATAAAATGCTGAGGAAGTTCTTCGAACCTTCGCCAATACCAGCGTCTTTGCTCAAGCCTGTATCCAGGTAAATTCGATTATGAACCATTACAGGTTTAGAAACCCCAGTATGACCATGAATTGCAAGATCCAAGCCCTTTACAGGAACGTTATGATGTTCGTTCTTTAAAACACCGTATTCAACAAACTCTTCGTGATGGCTTGTTAACAAGTCAATATTTCTCTTGGATGCGCCCTGTTTATTAAGCTCTAAGTAGTCGTAATCAGGAATTGAAGCGTGAGAAACTGCAATCTTTTTACCTAAGAACTCGAATTCAATACAATATGGTAATTGACCATTGAGCTTAGAAAGCATGTACTTGGTCATGCAGTCAGGATATTTATCAATCCAATCGCCACCGCTTTGATACCATGCATGATAACTTGCTCTATCGTTGTTTACAAAGGCGTTGATAGCCATTCTTTCGTGATTACCTTCAACGGAGTGACCATTTTCAATGCTTAGTAAATAAGTAATCATTTCCAAGTTCTGTGAGCCACGGTCAATATTATCACCTACCAGTAGTAAATGATCTTTATTAGAGAACCCCAATTCATTGAGGGCTAATTGTAGAAAATTAAACTCCCCGTGAATATCTCCTGGTATATAGATATTCTCCGCTGAGCTTAAATCCAGTTGTTTGACAAATTCATTCATAAAACTTATCTCATTTAATCGTTACTGAATACGCTATATCGGAATTCAAAATGATTAGATACTTAAAAATTGTAGATGATATTATTGTACCAGAGGAAGTCTGAAAGTCTTAGTGTTTAGTTAGTTTAAGTTTATAGAGCAAAAAAGCCTTAACAATGTAAGGCTATTACAAATTAGACTTATTGAGATTTCTTTTAGAATGTCATAGATGTTTGTAGTGAAACACCCAATTGATTTTCACCAGCATAAGAGCCAGCTAGGTCAATTCGAACTGTACCAAATGGAGAAATCCCGATACCTGCTGTGAATTGATCGTCAAGATTGTTGGCAATGTCAGTTTGGTAGCCTGCACGAAGTTGCGCCCAGTCCCAAGCATTTAGTTCAATACCAATTCCAGCTAGCTGAGTGTTATCTGATGAAGAATCAATTGAATTCATGAATCCAGACATATCTTCGAATCGCTCTGTTTCATTTAGCTCAATATCTGCACCAACTGTGAACCAGCTATAGTTGTAACTTGCGCTTGCTACGAAAACAGGATTAATCGAATAGCTTGCTTTAACACCATCTAGCTCAACGGTATCAAAACTTTGTGAAATTAAGTTTCGACCAACAAGACCAAGAGACAAGCCGTTATTCATTGTATATGCAACGCCAGCATCCAGGTTGAAACTTGTTTCAGAATTCTGATACTGATCATCTGTCATATCATCAAACTCAAAGTTGTTGATATCTGCAACGTAGTTGATGGTTTTCACCTGTTGGATTTTCGGTGTTAGACCATAGTAAATTACACTATTTTCTAGTTTGTACTCTTTAGCTAGAGCTGCGCCAAATTCAACAACAGCGATACCAGCGACAGTTGCTGTAGATTCATATGTGTGAGAAGGGTTAAGAAGATCAGATTCATTCAAATCACTATCAGCGACATCTGCGTAAACAAATGCGTCTGCATAGCCTTGAGTGAACAAATTCACAGAGACCCATTGATTTGGAATCGCTACTGCCATACCAACGCCAGCTTGCACATAAGCGCTATCACGATTTAACGCTGAAAGAGCATCAACAACATTTGAAGCGTTATGTTGTGTGCGGTTCGCTTCTAAAGCGTCAATGGCATCAACAGCACTATCAATACCATCTACCATTTCGCCCTTATCTTGTAGATTGACGCCGATAGAAGGTAGCAAGATACCCACGTCATCGCTATCGCCATATTTTGCTACAAGGGCTGGGTTGTGGAATGGTGCCATAAGGTAGTTTGAAGTAGAAACACCGATTCCACCCATACCTACTGAACGAGCGTCAAATGTTGTTGCTGAAAAAGCTTGTGATGAGAATGTGGCAGAGACAGCCAATGTAAGTAATACTTTTTTCATTTGCGAACCTATAAATTAATAGTAAATAAAAACAAATTAAGTTTAATAAATAATCATTACTTAATTTTTATCAATGTATAACTAAGAACACAGAAAATCAAGTAAAATTTAACTTAAACTCTCCATTAACATTGGCGCAACATATCTGGCTTGCTCTTATAAATAAAGTTATAATTAAACTAATAATCGCATAAATATAAAAACAAAACTTAGCCTGATTTAAATTAGCTGAGTTAAATCAACAACTTGAGTTAAAAAATAAAAAATTCACGATTTAGTTTTTTTATAAAAAAAGCAAACTATAAAAAACATATGGCAAATAAAAGCAAATCAAAATTATCATAAAGTAGCAGAAATGTGATCTCGATCACTAGAATATTATTATAAAAATATTCAACTTTGTTTTTATATTGTATTTGTCATGCTATAGTTAAATAAAGATATTCGTCACATTTTTTGTGTGATTAGGAGATGACAAAATGGATAAAAAATTCCTAAAAGAACAGTTTCAATCTCCAGAATCAATAGGTATCTATTTTGGAAATTTGCGTGGCGAACCAGTGCTAGGTTCAGATAATGTGAGTGCGACAAAAAACTTATCATCTGGGGATGATATCGCGGACAGTGTTAAATGTGCGTGTTTTGTCGCAAACAAGCTTAAAGGTAAAGCCGAAGTTTACGGATTTTTTAGAGGCGACAACCCTATAGTTTCGAATCCAAACGTAACTGATGAAAATCAACATTACTTTGCTGTAGTAGATAAGAGATTTATCGTTGATTTATGGATATTTCATAACAAAGGGGAAAATGAGCTTGTTTACGATTTACAAGATAGTAATGACAAAACAGAAATAATAACAAGATATGGAAATCCTCGTCTTTGGTCTTGGCTAGGTCATGATGGAATTGTTTCACCATATTCGCAAAGTTACCCACTTGAAAAACGTATTGAGTTTGTAAGAAGAGAAAAAACTAATGAAATTTCAGTCGAGTACTCTTGAAACTGATTAATATTATGATATAAATATCCCTTTCAAGAAAGCAAAGGGATGTTTTTTATGATTTTAAATCTGATTATCTACTCATCAGATGAAGCTAGAGTTAGCACATCAGTTGATATCGACATCGATTGCCTGCTTTCAAAATACCATGCAATTGAAAAGCACACTTCGAGCAAATGCAAGAAAGATTTGAACTTAATTAATACCAAGTCAGTATTGATGGGAACCAAAGATCTTAAAGATTTAGCTGAATCCATGATAGCAAGTAGCTTATTCAAGCTACAGCGAAACAAACCCAATGAATACCTTAAACTTATAGCTAAAGACTCTATCACTTGTCATAAGCATTTGTTTATGATCAACCGCCATATTGATGATGCTCCTTTACTTCCAATTGAATTCATAGAGTGTCCCGTTGATGTAATTACTGAATCATCGCAAGCACCAGACTGGAATTCTGTGTTTGAAGATCTTATTAAATACTATAGAACTGGAGAACACCCTAATTTTGTTTATTATGATGATATTCGAGTAAGAATTCTTAATGATAATGATTTCATGGTTAGAGTGCTTTTTGAAGATTATGAATCACACTTGATATCTTCAGAATTCGTATGTCCTAGTGGCGAAAGCTTGAATAAAATAACCTCCAGAAAAGTTATATCTGATTTAGATGTTAAAGGATTCGAAGATAACCCTAACATGATAGTTAGAGCGGCTGTAGATGTTGCACTTGAGAAAAACACAGTAAGAGATGCAAAGTCTATTTTACTTGGATACGCAGCCTTAAAAAGGCATGAATTCAACGTGAACGATAGCGACTGTTTTACCTTGGTATTAAGTCAACTTGAGGAAGGTTGCACCAGCCTATCTATAGAACTTTAATTATTTAATTGCCAATGACCATTATGTTATAATTTTAGAAGAAATAAATATAATGGTCATTATTAATGAAAAAAAGAATAGCATTAGCACACGCTTTAACAGAAAGTGATTTAGAGTTCGCAAACCTAATCGGTGGGCTTCCAAATCCTTCACTTGGCTTCATCCCTTCAAACCAAGAGTTCTTTAAGTATGGCTCTTGCGTACTGCTTCTTGACCCTAAAAAAATTGATTTCAACAATAATTACGCTTCATCTATTGATGTGTACAGCTCAGTATTACCAGATGTATCTTTTGAATTGAATCACTCATTCTGGGATCAATTAAATGATCGGTTAGATTCAGCCCTGCAAGCAAATAAGGTTAATGTTGGCGAGAAATATAAAACCCAAACAGTTATACATCCTGAGCTATTAAAAGGAGCTATTTCAGCAAGAAACTTGTTGGTTAAGAATCCTGCTGTAAAATTACTCTATTTGAAAGAAAAAAATATACTCAACCCCTGTAAGCCTAAGGAGATCCCTAAGGAGAAAAAGATACCTTTTTTATCTAATGAATCAATTGAAGCTCTTATTGATAACAATGTGTTAGATCTTCCTGATGATGATGCTAATAAAGAAATATCAAAACTCCTTCTGGCTGACGTGCAGTTAAAAATGAAAATGCTAAGCAGTACAGGTGGAAGCGATGGCAACTCAAGAAAAAACAGGATTGAACTTAGGAAGTTAAATGCATTCATAGAAAACAGCATGTACTTTGATGACGGGATTCCAAAGCTCTATGTAAGCTATTTTGACAATGCAAGGAATGATTTAAAAGAACACCTTAGAAGAACATCTTCAATTGACGAGTCGAAATACATAAGCGATCTTGAGGAATACTTCAAAAATCATGTGCCACGCGGAACTTTTGAAGACTGGGTATCAAAGACAATTGAGCCTGGCTTTGGAAAAGCCTTTTTCTTTAAAACATCTGAGCATGATGTAGATTACGACAAAGAAGATATTTCGCATGATGAGATCTACGGAGTAGAAAGAGAGTTAGCGACTCTAGATAACCTGTCAAAAGAAATGAATAGAAAATTGATTACATGTGATAGTTTGTTTTCAACTTCGATAGTTAAGATTGCTGCATCAGTAAAAGAGCGATTACACTCTCTAGGAGAAATCGAGAATCACATAGACCAGTTAAAATCTGAAGAAGAAGTAAATGAGTATTTCATGAGCCTTAAAGTTGAACTGAGTGCGATAATCGAAGAATTAGCTGCTTACTACAAATTCAAAGATCCAAATGGAAATGTGTCATCAATTTACAATAATGCAGCTACAGAGGCACTTGTTCAATCTCGGTGTGAAGTTAACGATGAACTACGTGATAGCTTTTTCGTTGACCAGTTGCCGCATGAACTTATAACTAGAATCGATGATTTAAGAAATAGTTTAATTGTTGCTCCGTATACCTACTTCGAGTTAAAAATGAGTAATCCTATTCGATTAAACGATTTCTCTGTTGCGATTGTTCCAAAAAATGTATCACCTTCGTTGGTTGGAATTCTTAAGGAAAATGGACTAAAGATCTGTGGTTATGAACAAGGAAGTAACTTTGATTTCGTAAGTGTATTGAATAAGCAACATGAATTTCTATTTGGTGATGGTGGCGAAATTCAAAGTAAAATTTTAGAGCAAGAAGTGCAGAATTCGCTTTGATTGCCTAAATATGAATCACTTAAACATTGATTCTTACGTAGATCGACTCTATGGATTGATCCTTTAGATCAAAAGATATAACATCAAAACGTAATTTTAATAAGTAATAAAAAGTGAAATATATGAAAAGTATCTTAACTTTCGGCTTGATTAAGCCAAATGCAACAAAAGAAAATCTTGATTCTGCGATCCTGGCCGATATCTTAAATGCTGGCTTTAAGCTCGTTGCACTAAAGCGTGGTGTTATGACCAAACATGCTGCGGAAACGTTCTATGCGGAACATAAGGAAAAGCCCTTCTTTGGTGAACTTATTGAATTCATGACTAGTGGCGAAGTTGTAGGGTATGTGATTGAAGCTGAAAACGCTGTTTTAAAATACCGTGGTCTTATGGGTGCTACGAACCCACAAGAAGCAGAATCTGGCACGTTGAGAGCTAAGTACGCTCAAACTAAAAGTGAAAACTCCGTACATGGCTCTGATAGCGATGAGTCAGCAAATCGTGAGATTGAGTTATTCAAAACCAAGCTCTTTGTATAAGAGTAACTATTACTTTAGGAGGCTTAAGCCTCCTTTTTTATGTTTGTAAAAAATATTGACATGATGCAGTCTGGCCTATAATATGCGACCAAATCAAATGAAAAACCTTGTGATAACACTGGGATAAAAAATTTAATCAATTAAATAAAGGAAATAAAATGGATACGCTATCTAATATTTTGATGTTTGGCGCAATTGGTGTTGCTGTCTTTGCACTTCTATCCTCAATGATCGTGATTGTAAAACCAAAGCAAGGTGTGTTAATCAACTTCTTTGGTGGTCGAATTGTCCGTGAAATCTCTGAGCCAGGCATTTATTTTAAACTTCCAGCTCCAATTCATGGTGTTGCTGACAAGGTGTCTTTTGACATTTTCCAAATCACAGAAGATTGCTCTGTCAAAACAGCAGATGAAGTTGTCCTTGGGATGACAGTTAACGCTTCAGTTCGCGTAATGAAGAATAAAATGCAAGAGGCTTGCTATGACCTTGACAATCCTCAATCTCTGATTAAGTCTGATTTGCGTCAAATGACTTGTGCCGAATGTGATTCCTTGGAAACAAAAGAAATTTACAGTAGTAAAGGTAAAATGACCGAGAATCTAATCGACAAACTGAACAAAAACTACAATCAGTACGGATATGAGATCACTGATGTTAAAATCGATGACCCTAAACTACCTACTGAAGTACGTGATGCTTCAAACCGTGTCGTAGCTGCTAAGCGCACACTAGAAGCGGCAATAATTGAAAAAGAGGCTAAATTCGAACTTAAAATGGCAGATGCTCGCGCAGATGCTGGAGCGCTTGAAGAGCGCACCAAAGCTGCTGTTAAATCAAGATAATCTTACGCTCAGGTATGTGTAGATAACCTGAAGAAGTTCAAACAGTCAACAACTGACGCATCAGAAATTAATATGCTGATGATGTCAATGGAAGCAATGGATGCTCGCGACTCTGTTACAACGGCAGCACGTTATGGCAACCTGGTTCTATTGGGTACAAACCAAGCTTCAAATGAAATGGGATTGCAAGCTAAAGTAACATCGCAACTTCAGAAAGCTCAAAAATCTTCTAATTCAGAAAGTGAAGTTGAAGAAGTGCCTGAATCTGCTGATAAAGAATAAATAAAGGTATAGCCCTTGCTTCTGCAAGGGCTTAAATAGTCATGAACACTAAGCAACTAATTTTTCCTTTGAAATGCATTATCTGGCTAGCTTTCATTACACTCTTTTCATCAATTTTCATTGTAAAGATGGTCATCTGCTCATCAAGGATTTTATTAAAAAGAATAAAAAAGGTTAATCATGAAACGTTTTAATATGAACGAGAAAACAGAGGCTGCTAATGCAATAGTTTCAGGCGCTCATGAAGAAGTTCAGGTGGGTGTAGGGTATAGCTGCAATGAGCTTTACAAACTGTATAAGCTTGGTGTGAAGCATGGTGTTAAGGTATCTCAATGTACTCAACACCTTCTTGTCCTAACCAATCCTGATGATGTCAAATCAATTACGGAATCCCTGGAGCCTGACACTGAATACATTGTCATTTCTGAATTTGAATTAAGCGAAGAACAAAAAAAAATTTTAGCTAATTTGAAATGTATTAAGTTATTAATGATGAAATAAATGGAGCCGCAATGAATTTCGCATTATTTATTATTTGGGTTTTACTCATCCCTCTTAGATTAATAGATGGGGAGAAACAATCACACGATATCCTTGGAAGATTGATTTTTAAGGGTAATGGGAAGGTAATAGCTTCTGTTGCAGCAACCTGCATTTTAGCAGTTATTCTTGGGTTATTTATCAACACCTTCTTTGATAAACCTGAGAACAATGAAAAGCTGAATAGTAAAGTTCAATCTGAAGAGATTAAGCCTGAAATAACAGAGTTAAAAGCTGAAACTAAGAAGCCTTCTGTATCTCCACAGATTGTTAAGCCAATTAAAGAGACGAAGGCAGTTAAACCAGTAGATGTTGTTATTGCAGACTCAAAAACGAAATTTGCTTTCAGTGATCGTAAAACATTTAACTTCTATCTATTCAATGAAATCGAAGATTGCTACAAATCATTTGGCAAAGAATTTGGTCGAATTGGTGGTTCATGTAATGTAGAAATTGAAGGTTCGGACTCACTCTCAAATGATCCTACAATGCTAAAATCAGGCTTTGTTATGGTTTTCATGAGAGGGCAAGTATCAAATGAAGAACATCATTACTATTTCCCTATTTATAAGAAAAAGGGTGTAAATGGTATTTACTATCATGCAAGTCAACAAAGCACAAAAGATTCTGGATTCTATTATTACAAGAAGCACGGAATGGATTTTGAACAGATGTTGAGCAAGTTCTATGGTAAAGAGGTGGACTTCTTTCCATATGACGTAAAAATAAAAGAAACAGATCTGGGAAAAGTAAGAAGCTATATTGAGAGTGAGCAATTAGATAGTGGAGTAAATACTACTAAGGTAGTAAACCATAAATTAGTTAAGAAATCTAAATCGAATGATAAAGGTCCACGAAACTCATATAACTATCATGTTTTCCGTGAGTTTAGTAGCTGTGAAAAACTGACTAATAATTCGGGATTGTATCACAACAACGAAATTGACTGTAATCCAGTGTTCCCGAGTAATCAGCCATCAACTCTTAAAACAGCAAATAGCTATGAATTGTCAGGATTTGTATATGCCATAAAACGCAAAGTAGGGATCTTCAATCGTGATGAAATGTTTAAATACTACCCTGTTTATAGATTGGTTGGTTCAGGTGCAAATAGTGAATCACCTAATTATATCTATGAAAATGGCAAAGAAGCTCAACTAGAAGGTTTCTATAACGAAGCCCTAACAGTTGATCAGCTTGACAAGCTATTTCTGTACTAATTTTATTATTTAAAATCAGAGCGCCAGTTAATCGCTGGCGCTTTTCTATTTTAGGAAAGAGCATTAAAAAGAAGCTAGAAGAATTAACAATTAATATCATTAAAAAGCGCACAAGATATCGTTGCAAAAAATGCAGTAGAGATAATTGGATATAATCTCAAGAAATCTTTAAGTCTCGAACTGTTAAGTGTAACGAAAATTGTTAGCGGAAAAGTGATAACGGAAATGGGACTTATAGACAGAAAATGGATAGTAATAGGGGATTACATTATAGATCCTGTTCTGGCTGTGGACGTCTCAACATCCGAGGGCTTTTTGACATGCTCACCGCCCTGAAGGACGGTGATTCCTGAATACAGGCGATGACAAATCACTCTATCATCAACTTTCTGCTGCTGATCACTAATGCAATTCACTTCACAGACGCTACGGCTCTGCCCGAACCTGATTAATTGCTTATGCCGCTTGTTCTAACTCGCGTAAATAGCGATTTAAGATCACTTTAGCAGCGTTTTTATCGGCATTATCTGAATGACCGCAGGACTGGCAAATAAACTCTGCCTGAGTTTTGCGGTTTTCCTTTTCAGTATGACCACAGGAAGCACATTCACGGCTGGTATTGCGTGGATTTACTTCTCCATAAATCCCGCCCTTCCAGCGCATCTTATACTCAAGCTGGCGACGTAATTCGTGCCAACCTTGATCTAGAATGGACTTATTCAATCCCGATTTAGCTGCGACATTCTTGCCGTGGTTTTCGCTGTCACCTTTCGCTGATTTACTCATATTCGCAACTTTTAAAGCCTCACAGATAACCATTGCGGTAGGCTCGATTACCAACTCCAGTTATGGATATCAATAACCTGCCTCCGAACGCAGCGTGCGCCTTTCAACGCACTGCGCTCTCCAGATAAACATTCGTGTTATGCAGATGCCAGTGCATAATCAGCGAAGCTACTCAGGGGCATCCCGTCATATTTGCCTGTATGTATAGAATGGTGGCATTCCGAGCATACTGGTATTTGCTTCCTGTTTAATACAGCCATCAGTCTGTTGAATCCTTTAACCTTTTCGCCCATTTTTCTTACATGTCGGACGTGGTGCATTACCACCCCCTCCGTTTCACGACAGATTACGCAGTGCGCCCCTAGTTTACTTCTACTTCGCTTGTTGAAGTATGTGTAAGCTACATTGCTTAGTGAGGCACCAGTTCTGAAATCTTTGGTGTTTACCTTGAAGCTTGGGGCTTCAAATTTAACCACCTTGGTTCCTTCTTTGGTTTCCTTGTAGGCTGTAGGACTACCTTTACCTGCTTTTAGTACCTTACTAATAGAGGTGCGTCGTCTGTTGGCGAGCGTGTGTGCGAGTGAGAACTTGAGAATGTAATGTACACTCTGTAGTTCGCTTCGGTTATACGCAAAAGAGTAGTAGTTGAGTATCCCCCTCAATACTGAGTTGTATCGCTCTACTATTTCCCACTCTTTGTACACTAACCACTCGCGTTTTGCGGTCGGTCGTTTATCCGCCATTCGACAGAATCCTTTTTCAGCAAGCTTACGGATGATTTCACTCATTGGAGCTTTGAGGTGTATTGAACCTACCCCTGTTCTCATCATGGTTGGTCTACCGTTGGCTATGCGTTTCTTGAGGAAACCCTTGCTTGTGCGAATGGTTGTCCCTAAGAATTTGGCATTTCCTCTTACAGCGTGCGTTATTTGGGTCTTTTCGGGTGACAACGTTAGATCAAGGTTGTCGGCTAACCATTTGGTCGCCCGACGCTTGAATTCGGTTGCCACTTGTTTATCCCCATTGATTCCGACTATCCAGTCATCGGCGTATCGCACGTACTTTACTCTCACCCAACCATCTTCGGATGATTTAGTGTTTAGCATTTCTGTTTTTAACCTAGAGAGTTCTTCTAGTACGGATGTTCGGGTTTCCCCTCTCATCATCTTGACCTTTCCGTCCAGTTTCATTCTGAGTCTGGAGCATCGGTCAGCCATCTTCCCATAAATCTTGGATTTAGGTGCACTTTTGCTTTCTCCTTGGCGAAGCTCCATACACCACTCTTCTACTTTCGTATCGAATTCGTGTAGGTAGATGTTTGCCAGAATAGGGCTAATAATGCTCCCTTGTGGTGTCCCTTCGCTCGTAGCACGGAATTGTAGACCTTTGGTGCTTAATCGCATTTGCGGTTTACTTTTCGCTTGAACTCCACTGGTTACTAGGTATCCAGCTCTTAGGGATTTCCATATAAGATTTAGGAATCTTTCGTCGTTGATTCTCTTTCTAAGTATTTCGATCAGTTTGTGATGGTTAATTTCGTCAAAGTAGCTCTTAATGTCTCCTTCCACGAACCACACTGTACCCGTCCAAGTATCTTTGATCTCTTTGAGTGCTGTATGGCATCCACGCTCTGGTCGAAAGCCGTGACTGTGTGCGGAGAATGATGGTTCGTATATGGCGGTGAGTATTATTTCAATTGCCTTTTGTACCACTTTCTCCACTGGCGGTGCGATACCTAGCGGTCTGGTTTTCCCATTTGCTTTGGGTATCAGAACCCTTCTGGCAGGGGAGAAGATGAAACTTTCGTCGCTGAGTTTAGCGATGATGTTGTCGATTACTCCCATAGAAAAGCCGTCGAGGGTTTTCCCGTCCACGCCTTGGGTCATATTGCCCTGCTTACTCTTAATTGATTCGTAGGCGGTGATAAGTAGCTCACGGTCAAGTAGTAGCTTGTAGAGGTTTTTATTGACCCAATTGGTCTTGGATTCATTAATTTCACGAATTTTCTCTATTCGGGCAAGCCCTTTATGGCACTTCACCATAACTCACCTTCCTTTCGAAGTTTATCCTGCTTCCCTTTACCTTCTGGCATCATTACATGCCCCGTATAGACCGTGAGGTCATCGGCTACTATGGAAACTCCGTCATCATAGGGATTGCTCCCCTTAGATGATCCCCCAGTTACGGCACAACCGTTCCGTGACCGACTTAGGCATCCCGTTCGACTATTACGCTTATCACGTATGATTTCCGCACAATGGTATTCTGGAGTACAAACCACGTATACTTCAGATGTGCAGACATACCCGTTAGTTGTCGTGGGTATAGGGTCAGCATTGTCCCAATCTTGTCTAGGATTCAACCAATCAGGCTTTGCCATATCGATCTTAGCTTCTACGCATATTGGAGATGACAACTTCCCCTCACGCATTTTTTCTATACATGCTTTTTTCCCTTTCGAGGTTTCCCTCTCAGGTAGGTATAGTGCTTTACACCCGTTTACCATAGGGTGACTCATTCCTTGAGTTACGGTTTGTGTCGCCACAGAGGCGCACTGGTTCTTGCTGATTTCAGATGTAGCTTTATGTTGGTAGTCTTTGCGAATGTTGGTAATGCGTTGATGCAGCTTGCTTACTTTGAGTTTTTGTTTCTTCCAGTTCTCTGAACCCAACACCTTTCGAGATAATTTGCGTTGCTCGATGGCTATCTTATCTTGATAAGCCCTGAAAGAATGGATACCCTCAAAAACACCCTCATTTCCACAAAAATCCGTGGATAAGGTCATGTTCTTGGCGATACCCATATCAATACCTGTCATTTCACCCTGTACGTGCGTTGGTGGCTCAATCTCAACCAAACACATAATAGAGATATACCACTCACCAACGGCATTAAGCGATACGGTAGCATTACGCAACTCACCAATTACAGGTTGGCTATTGTGATAACGAACCAAGCCAAGACCGTTAGGTAATTTGATGTGCTTATTTTGAATGCTGATCTGTTTTTTAGGTGCGGGAAACCGCATTGTTGAGTGATGAGCAATTTTTCGTGCCCTAAATACGGGAAATCCGCGCTTCCCTTTCGACCATTCATCCAACGCTTTGACAAAATCACGCTGGCGCTGCTGCAAACAATCCGTAAACGCATTATCTAACCATAACCGATGATTGAGCTTTTTCCATGACGTTAATTGTTTGTTTAAAAAAGCAGAATTAGGAAAAGACTTTTTAAGCAACTTGCGTTCTTTGAACGCTAAATCATTAAGATGCTTATAAAGTGCTTTTTTATCTGTAATTGGAATCGACTTTTTAATGATGTTAAGCACATACTCAAGGCTGTCATTGAAAACCACACGCCCACACCCCGTCATTTGAGCCAGTTTTCCTGCTTGCTCTGACGTTGGTTCTAATTTGAATTTGTAGGCTTTTTCTATTTTCACGATAACAACTCAGTGATAAGGTACGTACCAGATATTAACTAACGGTACGTACCATTGCAAGAGAAGAAACGCGATAATACAGACAGAAAGCAAATACGCTTTGGCGACCTGCTAGAACGAATTAACAAAGCTAGAGGCAAAACACCATTTGCGGCTTGGGTAAAGCAAGCCTGCGAAGAAAAGCTTAAACGTGACTCCAAGTAGTGCTCGCTCCTCCGACCTAAAGGACGGAGCTACGCGCTCGCATTTTTGTTATACGAGCGCTATCTTCCCGCGATTTTGGTGTACAATGTTGAATTCGATAAAGTGAACCATTACATATGGTTCTAATAAAAGAGCCTGCTAAGCAGGCTCTTTTATTAATTGTTATACTTTCTATTCCTGATCTGACCCGCTCTGTGCTGACCATAAAGACCAGGTTTCGTTTCCCCCGAGTAGAAACTGGTTGGTTCAAGATCATTTTCCTCAAGTAATTGAGAAAAACTAAATCCATTTACCATATATTCTTTGATGACCTTTTTGTTTACGGCTTCAATATTATGCTTACCTTGACCTTCGTATCGGACTGGATTTGGTTTGAAATCGTCCATTGACGTATTGGTTCGTCCAGAAGGCAGGCTTTGTAGGTTTTTGATAGCAGTTATCAAAGACACAGGGGTAAATGTGTTGTTCTGTTGATTTTCAATCAGATTCAAGTGTAGGTTTTCATCAAAGTCCAATTTTGGATCTGGTGTCATTTCCGTTGGGGTATGAAAGAAAAACTTAAACCCATCCTCTACACCAGCGTATACAGGCTTGCCATTGTGATGATATAGGTATTGAAGTATCCCTTCCTGTAATGCGAAAGCAATCCCTCGATTTTTCAATGTGTATAAGTCATTGAAGTCAATGTCTAGCTCATCCATTAACTGGATTGCTTTTCTATGAAAACCAGTCATCTCGGAAGGGTTCTTGAGAGTTGCTTTAGACGCTGCGTTAACAGCATGTATACTCCGTAGGAGATCATATGTATGCAAAATCATCATATACCCTTGTTTGATATGAGTTGATAATCATCGAGTATATGCCTAAACAATTTAATGGTCAAACGTTCTTTGTTTATCATGCATGTAAAGGAAACTGGGCAATTCTGATAAAGGTTTAAGATAAATACGTCTCTTATCGCTGTGCAAGGAATTGAATATTTAGTCATTTAGAAAGAGTAAAGTCTTGCTGCTAAGCAACAAGACCAACTCTTGGAAAAGAAATGAAACAACAAAGAAATGTAACCGCGTTCCGATATACATTAAATAAAATATACAAGTATTTTTAAAATAATACAACACTTTTTATTAATTATTTTATTAACTGTGTAATTTATGAGTTGTTAAATTCAATATCGTGTTTTTGGTTTTACCTTTAAACCAGTAATTGTTACTATCGATGTTTCAAATAACAATAATAAATAAAGGTAAAAACACTATGAACAGTAAAATTAGTCAATTTATTGCGCTATCCAAATCATTCCATCTTCATGAGTCAGACTTTCGACTTACAAAAATTGATGTGAACTCGAAATGCTTAGTGAGCCAGGTAATAGAACAAGCCGAGCTGAACTTAATAGAAACAATAAAAGCATACAAACCAGATGGTAAGTTTTTTAAAACAGATGTTATTTATAAAATTTCTGAGTTGGAAGCTAAGGTAATAAGGGAACTTAATGCAATTTCAAAGGTTTATGGTTCTCAAATAAGTAATGATAAAGTCGGATATTCTCAAAAGAACATTGATCTGTTAATGCACAAAGAAGAACAATATAGCGTATTAGCATCAAAACTTTCCCGCAATATTAAGTATGCTCTCATTGACTCAGAAGATAAAATCTTAATCGCTTTAAAAGAATCTTATGAGCGAATCTCTGAATTAACAATTCAATCAACACGCTCTAAATACTTAATAAAGATAGCTAAATCAATTATTTCTAAATCCATTTCACATTGTACTCATGAGTCTTTGAGTGAATTATTTTTTAGTCTAGAAACAATTGAAATTGCGACGAATAGAAGCAACTTCATGAAAACGCTGCTCGATAATATTAAACTCTACATTCCACTAATCATTGCTGACAAATATTCATCTGATGATTTTGAAGTCTATCGAAACACAGATAAAAATGGTCTGATTGAATTAACAGCTCTTGAGACCAGTGATGTTCTTATGAGTATTTACGAGTCACTTTTACAACTTGACTGCGTCAATGAAAAAGAAATATGTATTCTAAAATCCGTAATATATACGCACGACTATAATCTTCTATTCGACTATGATTTATAATGATAGATGAGCCTCAATTGAGGCTCACTTTTTAGCTATGATTAACCCCTTTTTAATGTGAGATTTCGGAAAAATCTTACGTATGAGGGGCAAGTATTCAGCAGTTTTTTTGTTTTCCTGCCAGCTATCTTTAGAAGAAAAGCAACCAACACCACTGCGATTTCCTTCATAGCATGTAACCAAAAGCGTTCCATCATCATTTAAAGCGTCGAATGCTTGTTCTATAAGTTTTAGCTTCACAGTATCTTCAATTATTACATTAAGCACGTTGCTAATTGTAACTGTGTCAACACCGTGTTTTTTGGATTGAATAATGGAATTTGCGTTATCAATTACAGGGCGGTTAAACGGATCGATAATTAAGTTTGTTACTCCAATCTTAGATAGATACGCTGTACCTGTCTCAAACTTACCGCCCCCTATATCCAAATTGACAGTGTTATCTCTAAACAAGCCCAAATCACACCCAAGTCCAAAAATTTTCGGTTTATTTCTCGAATTCATAGATGTTTTTTTTGATGATACTATTTGGTCATAGTCAAGCCAGAGCTTTGTTAAATTTTCAATTTTGTGTTTTTTTAAGATTTCACACCAACAGTTATATCTGCCTATTATGCTGGATACTGACGAATCAACACCTAATAGGGACTTCCATACATATGAGTACAATTTTGATTGATTTATGTCAAAGCCATTGTAATCATCGGCTACAAAAAGCCATTTATGATGGTAGATAAAAGGATTTTCGCTTTGTTGAGTTAGCTTACAAGATCCGTCTTGTTTGAAGGTTAAAACCTTGCCAATTACAGGGCAATCTTCACTGTCAAATCCATCGCATTGAATCAATGATATTGCATTTGTTTTAAAGTTAATTTTGATTATAGTCGGCATGAAATCAATTTTTGGTGAATTTAAGAATTTCTCAATTTCAACACCAAAGCGGTCTGCATAAGAGACATGAAACCAAAAACTGTAACCTATCCTTTTTCCAACAGGAGATTGTCGATATATGCCGAAATCAGATCGCAATCTTTTTATTATATCATTCATAAAATTTTTTATTTATTTAATTGTTTATTTTTACCATGATACATTAGATGTTTTAAATATCAATAAAAAAATAAAGCAGGCAAAGCCCGCTTAAACTGATTAAAAATCAATCCCCTGAGACAGTCGTGGTTCGGGATTTCTCCTCTCTATCTGAATGATGCTTCCACTCTTTAAAGTCAAACCGATCAATATCTCTCCATCTGTTCCTTTTGGAAAACCGTATGACTAAGTTTTATCGACGTATACAGCTCAATGGAACTAAGAGTCTGTCTTCACCGTTCACGAATGAATTTCCATCGGGATAAGTGACATTATCCATATTCAGAATGGTTTTGATCTTCTCCATTTTAGAATTTGAATTAAAAAATTCCTCAAAGGACTTCCGTACCAATCAGTAAGTTTTATTTCTAGGCCACTTCTTAGTCTAATGTGTGACTCACTTATTTCATAAAAAAACTAAAATTCAGTTTGTAAGCGATTTATGATGTTCATTGCCGTTTCCAGTATTATTTTTATAATATTGTAACATGCCGCTATAAAACAGTTAATAAAATAAAACATAAAGTTAGGAACCAAAGAAGAAATTGATTCAAATCAAATTAAGTTTTGAAATTGATCTTATTTCATTAAATATTATTGACACCTAATCCTGCAAGAGTATAATTCGAAACATACAAAATGATTAACATCTTGATTTTAATGAGTTTATTAAGGCTTTAACGCCGTAACGGAGTTTTTATGAAAAGTAAAAAATTACTATCTGCTATTCTTGCAATGACTGCTGTATCAAGCCCTCTTGCTTTAGCAAGCACCACTAATGGAACAGAACAAGTCACTACTGGCGGCGTTGAAGTTCTTGAAAGTAATTACCCTTGGCAAGTTAAGGTAATCACTACAATGAATGGCGTTGAAGAAGCAAAAGTATGTGGCGGTGCAATCATTGACACTCAGTGGGCTGTAACTTCTGCTCAGTGTTTCTTTGATGTGTCAAAGGGTCTTGATAAGAATGACATCGAAAGTGTGCAAGTATCATTCCCAGATTATGATGGTGAAGGTCTAGCAACACTAAATATCGATAAGTTCTTCGTACACTCAAGCGCTACTGGAAACCCTTCTGATGCAAACGATATTGCACTGGTCAAGTTCAATGAAAGCAGCTTCCCAATGAACGGTGTAATCCAATTAATGACCGCTGACGAAGATGAAAATATTTTAACACAGCAAAAATCAGATTTCTGGGTAGAGAACCAGGAGCGTTTACCGTTGTTTGTAACAACTGGTTATCAAGGCTCGCTAGATGGCGCTTTAAAGCGTGACTACCTATCTGGTGTGCCAAATGATAAGTGTGACGGTTACAATACTCGTTTGACACATTGTGGTACTACTCCACATCCTGAATACACACAAGGCATGTGTTACGGAGATCTTGGCGCTCCACTAATTTGGAAAAACCCAAATAATGCAGGGGATAACAACAAAGGTCTGCGACTAGCTGGCATTGCCTCTATCGGCAAGGATAACTGTGACAACAATCACTACTCTGAATTTACTAATATTGCTGACTATGTAGACTGGATTAAAAACACAATCACTGCTGAGATTGGTGAAGAATATGTAGTTAACCAATTAGCTCAAATGACCGTGTTTAGCTATGATCCTCTTGCTGATGAGAATATGCCTTCATACACTGACAAGGGTGAAGTGGGTGGTAACTCAGGAGAAGACCCAGACTTTGTCGGTGATGACGACAATGCTACAAACGGTAATGGTGATTCAGGAGATAAATCTGGTGGCAGTTTTGGTTTAGGTGTTCTGATTGCTTTAGGAGCCACTGCTTACAGTCGCAGAAAGAAATAGTAAGTGGACAAAAATAATATTGATATTGAGGGCTTTATGCCCTCTTTTTTTATGAATTTATGTGTTATATTTCGATGAATTCCAATTTAAATATCAATAAATACATTATCAACTTATGAATACAGTCTTACGCAACGTCATTGCAGGAAGCTCTCTATTGGCAGTAAGCTTTAACGCTTCCGCATTTCCGATTATGGCGATCAACAGCATTGGCTATTTAGTTCCAATACTTCTTGCTATTGTTTCTGGTGGGGTGGGTATAAGAAATAAGAAACACATGCTTTTTGCAATGGTTGGAATGTTGGTGCTACTTACTTATTTCATCTTTGAAAACGTAGTCGATCATAGAGTAGAAAAATTCAGCTTAAAGCAAAAATATTTCGAATCAAGTAAAAGTGTTCAAATCAACTCCGACAAGTTCTTACCTATAGCAATGGTTCCTGAAGTCATCAACTCTGGTAAGCGAGTAAGCTTAATAAAAATTCAAGATGTCCGAAATATTTACTTAAATAACAATAATACATATGGTTACGCTGAGTACAACAAAGCTATTGATTACATTAATGCTAATAAGTTTGACTATGTATTATTAAGATCGCACTCCTATCAAACCTTACTCGATTTCGGTGAGATGGTGGCTAAGAATGCAAATGCCAGAGTTATGTTAGTTAAGCCTGAGTTGGCAACATTTAATTGTGAGCAAAAAACTTGCGCCAAAAATTTCAGAGAATATGACTTTGAAGATTATGATTTTCCGATTATTGAAAAATTTAATGCGAGAAGAGCAAAGCTTCTCGATGATTTTAATATTATTGTAGCCTCTAGATTCATTTCTTCTATTTCTCAGATATATAAAGAAGATATGATTTATTTAGATGTAGATCTAGCTTACGCGTATGGAGATAAATACTGGTCTTCAATATCTACCAAGATTAATCGAAACAAAAAAACGATTGTTTTAATAAATAAAAATGATAACTTTTCAAGCTCTGAGAGTTTTTACAATTATAAGAATGGTTTACTGAATATTCTTTCAGAGCAAACAGGGGTTAAGGATTTTTATGTTACAAGCAATTCTGAATTAATCCGTGAGATTTCATTAAGAAGTGATGACCCTGTTGTAACGAAATCACATATAAATGAAAATAGATTTTATTCACCTATAGAGATTCATGCTAGAAGCTATAGCAATTTCGATTATTTTACTTACATTTGTTTTACTGATCAATGCGTTGACACAATGGGTAGAGACAATTCTATCAACGCATCGAAACTAAACATTTTCAGTTTAAATGGTTCTTTGCTAGTTAACCTTGAACCATTGAAAAGATACAAAAATGATAAATTGGTTATAGCCTCGCATGATCTGTTCAGTTCATTATTAGGAAAACTTTTAGCTAAGAATCTTGCTGACAACGGATTTAAATTCAAAGGATTCACTTACCATTACTCTATGTACTTTGGAGCATTTGAAAGATCAGTTATAAATGGTGAGCATATAGCTAGTTACGATGACAATATTCTTCAGCCGTTAACTAAACTACTATCAGTTATAAACTATGAGTTTTTAGATAAAGACAGAGAGATTAATATTTATGCGTTGATAGTTATTAGCCTGATTTTTGGTGCTTTATCGGTATCTAAAAACGGAAATGTTTCTAAAACATCAAGTATTGGTTTTATTGTAATTTCATACATTCTTGTAAACTTTTTCCACTTGAATCCTAAGTTGATAGATTTAGAGATTTTTGGTGTGTTATTTGCTGCACCACTGTTAGCAACGTACATTTATGTGACCACAGATAAGTGCAAATATGCGATATTTTCTCTTATCGCGTACTGGCTAGCTTATAGCTTCATAAGTGTAAGTAGTATGATTAATTACGTGCTTTCATTCTATTCAATAGGTGGTGTTCTTGCCATTGCATTTAGCTGTAAGAAAGTTAAAGAAGATAAGGCTCGTATAGGTGAGAAATATCTATTAACAGTAAAGCATCTTGCAAACTGTAAAGCTGGCTGGATAATTGAAAACAAGGAGGACTTACTTCGACATATAAAAAACAAAAAATATCTGTTGAGATCTAATCATTTAACTAAAGAAGAAATGGACGTTTCTGGAAAATTTGAAAGTTACTTGATAAGCGGAAAAGAAGACGCAATGCAAGTCTATGATGCAGCTATTAAGGATGCAAACATCTTGCTAAAGCAAGATGATATCCAATTTTGGCTTGTTCCTTACGTGGAGACAATACTTAAAGGTGTAATGCAGTCAATTGGTACAAACATAGGGTTAGTTGGAATATCCTTGGGCGCTAATGATTCGGTTACGCTTGGGACTTCTAGCTCTTACTATGAAATAGATAGGGCAGGTAACTGCAAGAATTGGTCAGATTCAAAAATTACAAAGGCTAGATTACTCAAAAAACTGAAAGAAATCGAAGCTATTGAAGGTTTTCCAGTAATAGTTGAATTTGGCATTACCAGATTTGGAAAAATTGAAATTTTTCAAGTTAGACATCAATGTGTAGAATATTCTCACGAACAGACGCGTAATGCATTGAATGGTCGATACTCTGTTGTGTTTAATGAGAGTTCATCTATTTTAGGGGCATCTGTATTGAGCAGCCTGAGTGAAGGTAGGATTGTCTTGGCAAAGGGAAGCATGTCAATGCTTAAGGTTGTCGAGCCTAACCAAAGTTTAAGCTATATTGCGACACAAACCCGTCTTGTCGCGATCACTAAAGAATTGTCTGAAATTGACCTGTCTAACTCGATCACTATAAATGCTAAGGTTAATTTGATTAAACAGATTATTGACCCAATCATAACTTTGTACTTTAGTGGTAGCAGTATACTCTTTGAAACAGTTCGAGACAGTATCATACTGAATTGCGTTACCAGTGCGGTTTCTAAGTTTGGTGAATTGCCAGGATATGATCTCGCTGATAAGCCTGTACAAGTAAGTACAGAAAATAGTAACTTGAGTTCCACAACATATAAAGATGTATTGCACTTAATCGTATCTATTGCTTTGATTAGGCTGAGAAATGAACTTTGCTCAGAGTTTATAGATATTAGTCGAGTAGCTGGTAGTACAATTTCACAACTGGATGAAAAAATCTTCATTGAAGATACCACTGAAACTAATAATATGAATGAAATGATAGTCGTAGTAGAAGGTTCATTTTCTGGTGAAACATATTCTGTTGATGAGTTCTTAATGCTTTCCGAAACCGATCAGGTAAGGGCTGTGATTAAAGATGATTTTATACCTATCTCATATATGATGAATTGCTGTAGGAGAGTATTAATGCATCACACTAAGTAATAAAGATGCATACTTAGTAATATAGAATCATACTAATTACGCTTTTTCGAAAATTCATCAATCATGCTTTGTCGCTCTAATGCTTCCAATGCAAGAGCATGAAACGGGTGATTATCTTCCATATCATCAGAATGAAGATTCCAGTCACATTCAGTACACTCTACGCCGCAGCGACCATCTGATTGAAAGCTGTTTTCGATCACCTGTTTGGTTAACTTGCCTGTTTTAGAAATAACAAAGCTCATTTGTGCATCAACATCAGCCCAAGCCTTGATCGCACTGCCGCACTCAGGACAGTTGAATTCCGATTTTTTCATAAAATATCGTCCTATCTAATCGAGTATGAATCTTTATTAATAATTAATTATGTAGTTCCTACGTTGATAGTTATTTCAGTATGAATCTGTTTTTCCTGAATCCATCAAACGCTCATTGATCTATCTTCGTTTCTAGTGGTGTGAGTATGATTGTTTATTACTCTCCTACAATTGCATGAACGCTGCTGCAATTATAGTGAAAAATGGATCTCCACTTTCTCATGTTGCTCAAACTGCCAAGTCTCTAAGAGTGCCTTTTAAGATAGAGAAATAAACATCAATCCCTCTTAAAGCAAGAGGGTTTTTATTTGTAAAACAAATTGACGACTGATGCGCGGCGTGTATAATAAGAACAATTAATAAGGAATTTAAAAATGAAAATCATTTCTAAAGATAGTGACTATTACGATTCTTGTACAGCTTTTGGTCAGTCAGATGATAGCTACGTCTTTGCACGTAATAAGAAAACGCACCTGCTACAGGAAGAGCCAGCGATTGAAGTTATCTGCAAGTTAATGCAACTTGAAGCAAAGGAACTTAGAAAAATTTTCCGCGATATCACAAGAAGTAATCATTATGGGACTAGATACCCTGATCCCTTTATTGACATCGGAGTTTTGATTTTTTGCGGAAAGAATTACCCGTTAATCACATTCTGTAGTGAAGCATTTCATCAATTCAATACTGCTAGAACTGGATTTGAAAAGGTCATTGAATACATGTCGCTAAATGGCGTTAAATCAGAGCGAAAAATGCCTTATCTAACCTTTTACGACTCTGTATCGGCAAAGCGATTTATCACCAATATTAGCAATCTTGGCGCTTTCAAGAATACAGATTATGGCGAAGTATATTGGCTTGATATCATTGAGCGAATTTTCAATGCTTTTAAACCTACAAATGATAGTGATTTCTATCGCCAATTGCTTGTAAACTACAATACGCCATACCTAAAAGTACATCGAATTAACTATAATTTCCAGTCATGCTCATTGAATATTGAAACCAATACAAACCTGAGATTACTACAATTCCAAAAGCAATTTTACCCTCAGCAAGCTTACCAAGAGATTGAAATGTTTTGCTGTGGAGTTCTAGGTTCAACTCAGGAAGAAATTATTCAAATTGCAGATGAGCACTTGAGAGATGCAAAAGGTTTTGATGGTAAATCGTTCAAAACAAGACCAGGAACTAAAAAACGTAGAAAACATAAATAATTAAGGGTAATAAATGTCTTCAATTACAATCGCAAAATCACAGAGCATAGTTTTAAACACAGACAAAATAACGATCTCAAGAGCTGAAGACAACTCATTGAATTGTCAATTGAAATCAGAAAATATTGAGGATGTTGTAAAAGAGCTTGCAGAGCTGTACTGTATTCAACAGGATCAAATTTCGGAACTTTCAAAAAGACCGAAGTTTGATCTGAGCACCGTACATGGAAGAGAACAAGCTGTCATAGCGAATCTACCTCCTGAATTGAAAAATATCTAAGGATTAGATAATGGAAAAATGTCGATACTGTTAAAAGACTTGACGAATCTGGTCAAGAAGCTAAAAATCAATTTTCTGACTTGGCAAAGGACTTTGACCGTCAGGAGAATGCTGGATACGACCTATGGACTCACTTGCCATCTTATAAAGCCGATGCCGCTGTCGCAGCTCATGGCGACTACTCTGTTGAGTATAAACCTTCAATATCTGATATTATTATTGAAGCAGCAATGTTCCTTTCAGACAAGATGGAAGTTGAGCCTGATATGACTCCAGATAAAGCGGGATGGTACTCTTGCCCATGCGGACAAGAACATTAATTTCACATGGTTGCCCTTAACACACCAAACCAAAAAGAATTTTCGATATAACAAGCCTACTCTATACAGGCTTGATAGTCTCTCTAGACTCTGATGCCAACAATTCTAATTTTCTTAATGAGATTGATTGATTATCCTCAAATTCATCAATAATCTTCTTGATTTCATTCAATTTATTCTTTCTTTGTGTTGACTTTTGATTGTTACATTATATTATGTTCACAGGCTTTAGAACAAGTCTAGCGTTAAGGTGTCAGTGAATGATAGCGAATACAAAGTTCATTAAATAGTCGTTTTATATCTTTTATTTAGCGGCTTTCGGTTTCCTTAGCAACTGTATAAATCAAAATGCCGCGCATAGCTAAAAGGTATTGAAATGCGTAAATCCTACTCAACTTCTCAAATCCCTGCATTGAAACGTGGTATTCAACTACTTAGAAAAGCAATCAAATTTCATCAATATGAACCATTGTTAACCCTAAAGTTAAATGAGCTGCAAGATCGTATTGCTGTTGGCTTGAAATTTGGATCGTTCAACGATTTGAGTGCTGATGCTAAAAAGAATGAAACCCCAATTTTCATGGACTGTTTTTGTGCGGAATCCAATTCAGAATGGCGAAACATTAGGGACTCGATCAAGAGAACGCTACTTGGGGAAATTGATAACAGTGCTAAAGGTGAAATCCTGAAGTATATCGAAATGATATCCTGGTATCCCGCTATTGACGAATCTATTGATCGTCTAAAAGAAGCCTCAGAAGAAATTATTAATTATGCAGACAATTATGAGATTCCTAACCTTTTTTTGGTCACAAATATTGATGAGAAAAACCGTTCGATAACGATTAGGTTGAATAATCCAGATTTACGTTATGCGTATGGAACACTCGTACATCTAGAAAGTTCGTATCTAAGCCTTTCAGACTTAATGTTTACACGAAAGGACATTGTTGTTTACCACGTACAGAGCATCAACAAAGGACATGAATTCAAAATTGAGTTCAATGACCATGCTCACAATAGACAATTTCTTCCTCAAGTTGCGGTGGTGGATGTTCAGGATATGAATATTGAAAGAACTCATGCTGTTGGCATCATTAAGGGTGAAAAGTCATACCACTATACACCGTTAACACACGTTTTAAAGTACGATCCTAATGAGTTCCTCAGTACTCAGCATGAGCTTGGGTTATGTAAAGTTGCTGAAGAAGAGTCTATTTTCCTTTCCCTGTTTCCAGATGGGATATCAAGAAATATCTACAATGAAAAAGCGTAAGCTATTGGATTTGAGCCGCTCTTAGAGCGGCTTTTTCATACCCAACCTTCAATGCGCTCATGTGAGTCTTTACCGCTCAGGATTCCATGAATAGCAAGGTGTACTGCCATTGCAATTTCTGGATTACTGAAGGAAGATTCAATAGGGATTGAGGGTGTTAGCTGATTGAGAAAATCTGAAGTTGTAAACTCACCAACGTGTTCGATAGTTCCATCATTTAGAGTTTCTTCTATGCTAATCTTGTTGTTTTCGATAAACACTCTATATAGCTTGTGGAAGAGTACGGTTCTAACCTTAAACTGAGAATCATTTTCTTTATTAATATAATAACCACCTGAGAGAGGATATTTCATTTTACTTTTTCGTCGCATTATTTAACTCATTTTTTATTTAGAATAATAACTTACCAGATAACCCATTGAAAATAAAGAACTCGATAAATCGAATTGAGCAATATTCTTTAGGAAATATTTAAGTGATTAAAAAATAGAAAGAAAATGCTTTTAATATTATATTTTAGGAATATAATTGGATTAAAAATACGCAACACAAAGTCTGGTTATGAAAATTAAAAAAAAATTAAGAAGTATAATAAATACTATACCAATCATTTCATGCTCTATTCTTGCAGGTTGTGCAGGTAATGGTTTAGTTACACCAACCACAGAAATGGATAATGTTGATCTTAAATTTCTAGGTTTTCCAGGTGTATTAGCAATGCAAGGTAGTGCAGTAAGAATTGATGAAAATTGGCTTCTAACCGCAAAACATAACGCATTTTTTATTGTTTTTGATGATGTTTATGAACATCCGTTTTGCGATATTGCTCTAATCAAGGACAAGGGAGAAATCGATGCCCCAGCAAATTTCAAACTAGCAAATGAGAATGAGAAAGTCACTCATAAAGGGTATGGAAGCTTTTTGGCAATCCCATCTAAAAGCAATGGTGAGTTCTTACAATACTTAACGGTAAATAACTGTACACTAGGTTTAAGCAACGCGCCTGTTTGGTCTGGAATGTCTGGCGGAGCCGTATATAATTCAAACCAAGAATTAATAGGAATTAATCAATCTATTATCTGGAGTGTTGAGCTTAGTCAAGGCTCAATACCTCTGAAAGAAGCAGAGAGAAGAACCTCTTTCACACCAGTCTGTACTGATGAAGTCGCTCAATGGATAGAAAATGTAACTGGTGTACAATATTGTGTTAATTAAAAATCATATCAAAGCATGGATTAATAAAAATGAACTTAAGAAGTAAAGTTGAAGAGCTAATCAAGAAAAACTCACATGAAAACGTCCAAAAAGATGTTATTAGTGAAAAAATTTATGATCTCTTAGAAGATGAAGGGTTATCTGTTTATGGTAATGGATGGGCTGATAACCCAACAGATTTATCCGAACTGATAAACTTAGATGGTGACGATGCAATCAAAATTTCTTCATGTAAGATATTGTATGAACTAGATATGGCAGGGCTAGATCTTGACGGTAACGGTTGGTTTGATGATGATCCAGAATGGAATGAGCTAGTTGAATTACATTGTTAATAATAAAAGCCTTTAACCATCAGGTTAAAGGCTTCAATTTATAACTCTATTACTTCATTCTGATCTATAGGTGTCAATAACTTTAGATATGCATTTCTAGGGTCATATACAGGAATTTTTGACTCTTTAATTTTGCTTATATTATACACTGACTTTTCCGCATCATTGGCGTTTTTATAGAGCTTTACAATAGAATTACGTGTGAATAAACATGGTAAGTTAAGATTTTTAATAAAGCAAACCTCATCAACCCTATCGAGAAGCCTTTCTGGTCTGGCTGCCATCAATCTATCACAAGATTTAATAAAACGAACCTCATCAACACTATCGAAAAGTATTTCTGGTCTGGTTGCCATCAATCTATCAAAAAATATTGAATTGTATTCCTCATCGCTTAATACAATATCGCTCTCAATAAATGTTTTTGATTGAGTCTTAAGATCAATGACTGACTTTTCTAAATGTGGATTTCTAACTCTATCAAAACCATAAATAGTTAATCCTATCTTCAAATCATTAACTCTAGATAATCTTTCAATCAAGTTAATAATCATTAGATTAATTAAATCTCTTTTTTCATAATCTTCTATTGATGAAGGCATTCGGATAAAATATATTGATTTAGATTCATTTAAAGTATAACCCCATGATTCATTACTTTCATTAAAGTATGAAGATGATATATTTTCATTTTTTAAAACCAGATAATTTTTGAATATATCAATTTTCTCGACATCTGTAATTTCTTCATTCTCAGATAGAAGCAAAGGGAACTCCCTTTGTGGAGAATTAAATGAGTCTAGCCACTGATTGGTCGTTTTTGAGTATTTATCAGAACATAATAATGAAGTAAATGATACATAAGGTAATCCGTTTACTTTATGAGATTTAAAAGGATCGCTTATTGAATGATCAAACAAAAAAACATTCTTTGGGTTAGAACAGTTTCTTGACGCTGCTAATGCAACTGAAAACAATAAGTCAGTATCTGTGTTAAAATCTAGAATAAAGTGCGCATCTAGCTGCCTTGAATACGACTTTGATATCGCATACGAAATAGCCCTGTATTTTGATTCTGGAGTTTTGCTATAGACATAAATAGAGTTTTCTTCACTATCTATCTTCTCTAGCTTGTTTTTGTTGTTTGATGAAAAGAGCCTTTTTAATAGCTTAGAGTCGTTATCTTCTGACAACTTACTATGTATATATACTGATTTCATTTTAATATCCATTTCATGATTTTCTTTATCACATAATACACTATTAAGAATTAAGGTAAATGCTTTACCGTGACTTAATCAGGTGTGGTATAATGTACACATGCAAAACTGGAGATTTAAAGTGACAGCGCCAAAAGTTTTATTCATAAAAAATGCGGTATCAGAGGAAATAAAGGAGCTTGCTAAAGACATCGGATATGATCTTATAGTAGGTGGAAATGCTGATAACCCAGTAATATATTGTAACCTATCTAATATAGCCAATGACTATATAGAAAAATGGAAGGAAAATTGTAAGTTAGCGAACATTAGAAATGTGTACCACGGAACTAATGAATTCTTCTCTAGCTTTGAGCATTCATCTGATATTGGTTTTCATTTTGGAACAAAGTCAGCCGCATTGCAGCGACTAAAAAGCATTCCAAGAATGGATGTATCAATTGAAAGAGAAGAGTTTTCTTCTGAAAGTCCATTTGGGATAAGAGTAGGCGACGAAAATTCTACAGATCTAAGGGTAAAAGCTAAAGCTGTAATCATACCAAGACTACGACACCCAAAGCCTGGCATAGTAGACATTATTAATTCATTGTCAGATGAAGAGCTTCAGCATGAGGTTGATAGCTACACAAATCTTCCAATAACTGACAAGTATAATGAGATGCTTGTAAATATTGGTAAAAAGCCTCAATTCAACGTGTTAGCTAATGGAACAACAATACTTTCCACAGAAGATCGCAATGTTGCATCTTGTGCTGCCAAGCTTGTGAAAGAATCCGTTATTAAACGTGCAAACTTGATTTTACGGAACCCCATAAGGATGAGCGATCTTGGTGTTTGGTCTCCTTTAGATATTGCTAGAGAAGCAAAATTAGATTCATTTCAGGTTGATAAAATCATGTCACAGTCGAATCTAGAGGAAAAGTACTCTCAGCTAAAGAGAATATTCCTCGATATGGGCATAGATGGCATCATATATAAAAACGAAGTAGAGGATACAGGTATAGATAGCTACATAGTATTTAGCGAAGACCAAATCATCATTACCTCAGAGTTTGGCATGACACTGTCAAATGAACGTAGTCTTGACAGATAAAAGGAGAAACATAGTTTCTCCAATATCAATGTGCTTCTTTATTTCTAACGTATTCTCTTTCTCTTAATCTTGCTAAGCAACTATGAAGAGCAGGAATAGTTGCAGCTTCTTTTGCTGAATATGAGGTATTTTCAACGGAATCAAAGATAGATGACTCTCTCTCAGAATAACTAGTGTGAGTTTGTCCGTCTTTTCCCATTGTTAAATAAGTGCAATTTCCCCCAACGATAGTCATATAGCGGTCATTGAATGCCTCTCCAACATTCCAGCCGTTGCTAGTAAGTGTTAGCAGCATTCGCATTCTATAGTAAGCAGATTGCTCTGATTTTGAATAGGTGATACTCACCGCCCTATCGGGCTAGGATTCTTGAATCGTTTGCCGCAACCTAATTCTTGATTAGGATTTACGCAGGCATCATCAAGCAGAAACGGTCAATCCAGCCGCTTTTAATTCAATTACACCTGCATTACGCAGGTTTTTGCCTGAGTTGGTATCTCGGCAGTGTACTTCATTACAACTCGGGCAAGTCCATACTCTGATATGGAGCGGCATTTTATCCATCTTGTAGCCGCAACAAGAGCAGGTCTTCGAAGAGGGTAGCCACTGATCGCACTTAATCAACCACTTACCGTACATATCAGCTTTATATGCCAGCTTAGAAATAAATGCTCCCCAAGCCGCATCAGTAATATGTTTCGCAAGTCGTTTGTTTTTTAGCATGTTGGATGATTTTAGCGTTCCAACAATTATCGCTTGGTTTTCGTCAATAATTCGTTTTGAAAGCTGGTGCTGAAAATCATTCCGAGCGTTAGCCACACGCTCATGCGCTTTAGCAAGCAGCAGTCTTGCTTTCGCTCTATTTTTAGAGCCTTTTTTACACCGACTCAGGGCTTTTTGTTTCCGCCTTAGGTTTTTATATGCGTTAATTAAAAACCGAGGATTGGCAATCTTTTCACCTGTATCGCTAATGACGTAATCCGTCAGCCCTAAATCGAAACCTGATAGTTTTGTGATATGTTTTGGTTTGGCAGGTGCCTCATTACTGCAATCGACCAGTATTGAAGCATAAAATTTACCAGTGCTGGATTTCGATATGGTTATGCTTTTTAGCGTTCCACTTATCTCTCGGTGTATCTTAGCTTTGATAGGTTTACATTTGGGGATTTTGATAGCGTTTTCAAGGATTTTCAGTCCAGTGCAATGGTAACTGCTCTGATAACCGTGTTTACGCTTAAACTTAGGAAGCTTAGCTTTTAGTTTTGGGTTGAAAAAGTTCGAGAAAGCCTTATCAAGATTGATGATCGATTGCTGCAAAGAAATGGAATCGAACTGACTTAACCAGGAGTACTTTCTCGATTTCTTGCCAAGAGATAACAATGGTTTTATCTCTTTTTTTAAGGCTTAATGAAATGTTTTTCTTTTTGTAAAAGTGAGTTTTGATATGTAAAGCTTTGTTATACGCAAACCGAACAGCACCAAACTGAGCTTCAAGAAACTCAGCTTGCTCTAGCGTTGGGTAAATACGTACCTTAGTTGCTCGTAACATTTCAATAAAACACTATGAATTTATTGAAGAATATCCTATAAACAACTAGAAATGTAAATAATTATCTCTGTCGAGATAACCGCCTTATATCCCCGCCCTGATCGGGCGAGGGTTTACGGCGGAGTTGCTAAATTCATCTATGAAGCATGGAACTTTCTTTTTAGAGTTATCTACTAGACTTTTCATTTTTATTTACTCAATTAATTAATATTGATAGTATGTTACCCAAATCAATTATGAAATGGAATGAAAAATGAATAGAAATCATGCGAATTGGTATTCTTTGGCAAAGCTTCTTGAGCGCTACGGAAAGCTTTCTGTAGAGTTATGCAATCTATTTATTTTTCATATGGAATGTAAGGTTTTGTACGCTACTGGAACTCCAAACAATACATTAATAGAATTTGAGATTATTGACCAAAATCTTAGATTTATAGAGAACATTAAAGAAGCCACTTTTGAAAGGGTCTTTAATTTTGAAAATGGTTTTGTAGGACTTAAGCCTGATACACAAAAACTCATAAACGATGAAGATTATGAGTGTGATTTCAACCTTTACGTGGAAACCTGTGAGAAAGTAAGATAAATACTAGAAGAGGAACTTGCAGGACTTCCTAGTACAGAGGATGAAGCAATAGCATTTATAAAAAACATGTACATCTCAGATTTCAATATGATCGATTCAGGCTCGCTGTTCACTTTTTATGAAATCCTAAAAATCAGAACGAAAAATGCTGATATAAACTCATTAGAGCTAGGGCTGCTTGAGCATTTTTCAGAGTTCTTCTTTCTACATAAGCATCTGGACGAAATTGGTTTCAAGAGACATTAAATTGATTGAGATGATTTTTTATTAGTCTTTATTTTCCGTTGAAAATCGCTCTAGTTCTGTCTCTTTCTTGATTGACCTGGATCATCCCTTTCGCAACCATTACCCCTTGTACATACCCAAGCCAACGATTCATTTTGGTTTCTGATTCTTGTGCAGGGTCATAAATTTCACAACTAATTACATGAAGCATCCATGACAGGTGACTATTACTCATAGGGTCTTCTGGATTGCACTCGTAGGTTTTGAATGCTTTGATTTTCTGTAAGTATTGTTTAGCAATTACTTTATGCGGTTCATTCATTTTGTTAATCTTAGTTTAAATAATGATATTGGTTATTAAAGTGACAATTTTACTTCAAAGCATACCAATAGGTGTGTCATTCTCAGCAATCATTTTGAATGCAATTCTTACATCATACATACTAATGAATTTCAAAACTTTGTATGTAAGGAAATTACTTGCATTTTATGTTCTAATTTCAGCCATTTTAGGATTTGGTTGGATTGCTTTTTTACTAAAAGTTGTCGATAAATTTCTTAGCTAATCATCGGTATTATAGCAAAAAATATTGAAATAAAACCCCAAATTATGGAAAATACTTTTAGTTTATACTTCAGATATATATGGTAAAGAAATGGAAAAGTTTAAGGTTAGAAAAGAAACAAAGTTTGTGTTTGCAGTTCAGGTGGGTGTTGAGACATTTTTCTTAAAAGCACAAGCTATACAAGATCCTTATTCGGGTATGTCTTCACATGGAAACTTTATTCCAGTCAGAATAGAGGATTACAAGTTTGAACTTGTTAAGGAAGATAAATGCACTTTCTTCAATAATGTATCGGAATTTGTAAAAATGATCATTGAAGATAGACAACTTAAATCGCGATTTGATTCATTGCTAGCTACAAATGGATTGTCTGTTAAAGATGTTGCTCTTCAAGAGATCTATGGTGAAGAAGTGTCAATTCACACAAATGCACTGAGATACTTAGTTTAATGAATAAATAAAAAACCGAGCCAGGCTCGGTTTTTTTATTTAGCAATCCACTGGTGTTTTCTTTTACTGTTGCCTTTCCAGTTATTTTGGAGCTTGTATGCATAGCTGTCTCCATCGGCAATATCCCAGTATGACTTACAAACTCTCTTACGCTTGAAGTTGTACTCAGGGTAGTCTAACGCATGACCCAGCCTGGTTCTTAAATCTTGCATTACGCCTTTAGCTGAACGCTTTCTTCCATATGAGCGATTCAAGCCCAAGTAGTTCGTGTAGCTGTAATTTCGAAAAAGAACTTTGTCAATTTCGATATCTCCAGTAGCTAAATCTTCATCATATTCATAAAAACTAGTAACTCGTTCTTCATAAACAAAATACGATTTCTTTCTTGCCTCTGGGCGGTTGCAAAAAAACTCAGTGTGTTGACGATTTGCCATCTTATATCTCCTAGTGAGTAACTATTACTAGAAGATGTCTTTTAGATAATACATATTTTCTCTCAATTTAATTGGTTTACAAAATAATAAAACAAATAAAAAACAACATCAAGCCTTATCTTTAGGTTTTATGTAACCAGGCATTGGAGTCAGACCATTGATAAGTCGCTCGAAGCTGATATTTTCCTCTTTATCCATAACTTGTTTGACAATGTCATTTACATTGTCTTGCATTATTTTCAAATTATATATCAAATCGGGATTATCAGTATCTGGTACTGTTTGAAGATATTCAAACGGTCTTGTTCCAAACACATGTCTCTTGAACTGGCTGTAATAGTGAATCGAAAATCTCATTAATTTATCATCAATCTCATCATCTCGGTGATTGTTAGCAATAAATGAATCCTTAAGCGAGACCATAAAGTGAGCGCGAACAAAATTTTCAAAATTCTTGTTCTGAATCTCCTTCTCTGTTTTCAGTTTGTCATCCCATTCTAAAGTTATTCGATTTTCTTCGTTTAAGAAATCTTGGAAAGTTAATTCGTATAAGTGATCATCACATAAAAATCCATCAGCAAACGCTCTTGAGGTCTTCTTTTCACATTTGCTACACTTGGTTGTTGGTTCTAGAGCAGATGCTCGTAAACCACAACATTCACACTGAGCATAACCGTCAGTTCTTATGATACCATTCACTTTTCTATTCCAGTTATGTTGCATACATGCTAGTTGCTTTTGAAATTTTCTCCATGCATTCTGCTCAGCTTCATCGATATCTTTACCTTCGCCACGAATGAAAGTTCCAAATCCGCTAACCTTCGGGAAAGCCTCAAAAAACGCTGTCATATAAGAACCTTTTCTTCTTGAAATAACAATACCGCTTTCACCAGCTTGAAGGTGTGATTTTCCCCAATCATACCTAGTTTCGTACTTTCTTGATGATAGGTTAACTTTAAATGTATTGGTAGTGCCAATTTTCTCACCAAAGCCAGATGTAGTTTTAATTCCGCAATTTGTGCATGTGCAAGTACCATCAGAAAAGATTCGACCCTCCTGCGAAATCGCAGGTACAAAATTTTCGTGTTTACAGTTTCTAAATTTTGTGTATTTAAACAAAACATCTTCAATACATTGACTTAAGATTAAATTCTTTTCACTAGAAACCCAAAAATCTGGAATCTTACTTTCATTGTCTGAGACATATCGAATGTTTGCTTTTACCATCCTTAAGTCATCATTATTAATGAGAATCTTAATTTGTTCATTTGTTTTATGGTTTTTGTTAACCAATTCCTGTATCACTAACAAGGCATGTTTGGTTATAGGGTAATCTGATGTCAGCCCATTTTCTATCTTTATCACTTAATACTCCTCAATTATTGATTCCAGCAAATCTCACCCAGCCTAAGAGCAAAACTAAGCATGATGATTCATTGTTTTTTGATTTTTCATTCAAATATTCAACCATATTCTTCTCTAATAATTTCATATTATTTTTGAATTCTAAACTATTAATATCAGGTATTTCTTTAAAGTTTGCATAACCTTTTATTTCGTATATGTGTTCTTTGACGATCTGAATAAAGGTTCTTGTGAGATAAAATGACTCTTCTTTAGAAGGAATAGTTCCTGATTGTAAGGACTGATCTCTCAGCAGCACGTAAAATTTATTGCTCAAATAACTCTCGAAGTTTTCACTTTTAAGTTCGTCTTCTGTTTCAATAGGTATTATCGAATCGGGATCTTCATACCTTTCTGTATTGAACATGATATCATTTTCATATAGCTCATCAAAAGAAAGCTCGTTGTAATGAGTATCACAATAAAACTTATCGAGATTCGTTAATCTTGCTGGTGATTTACATACAGCACAATTGGTAGTAGGTTCAAGAGCATGACCAGATAAGGCGCACTCTGTACAAGTTGCATATCCATCTTTTCTTTCAACTCGACCATCATTTCTTACCCAATTATGCTCTTTGCATTTCATTATTTTATTTAATTTTTCGTATGCATCCCGTTCAGCGTCAACCAAGGTGGAGCCTTCGCCTCTAATGAATGTCTTAACATTGTGTATGGTAGGGAACGCTTCGAAAAATGAAGTAGCATAAGATTTGCCTTTCGAGGTTGAAATTACAACTCCGCTATCAGATCCCTGAATAGTAATGCCACTCCAGTTAAACGATGTCGTATAGTATCTCTCCTTAGCTCTTCCAAATGCGGACAGAAGTATTGTTCTCCTCTCTGAACATCTTTCTTCTACTAAAGGGAGGGTAAGCATTCCGCATTCGGAGCACTCCATCACACCATTTGTAACAAGGACACCTTCTCTTGTTCTGTGCGGTTTAAGATCACTGTGCTTGCAATAGCTATATTTTAAATGGGATTCGATAGAAATTTGAATAGCATCCATAATAGATTCACTAGAGAATGCACTGTTTATAAAATTACTCTTAAACCTATTATCATCATTGTATATATGAGTCATAGCATGATACGGCTTATCATCCATTTCATGGAACGAAATTCGAATTTCAATATTCTTATCAATTAGAGAATTAAAATGCTTCGTCAACATTTCAACATCTTTGCTTGTGAATGCATTTCCATATTTTTTAATGGTTATCATTTTACACCTTAAAAAAGCCCATCCAGGTATTTTAATTAGATGGTCATTTCAGTTCCTGACTTGTCAAAATTACCATTGTCCCGTTGATGAGTTATTGACATGATTTGTTTAAAAGATAATTTATTTAGACTTCCTTTATTCAAATCATAGAAATCATCAATAACTTCTTTTTCTTTACCTCTTTCTACAAAGTACTTCTTATGCTTAGGTAGAGTGATGCTTTCTTTTATCTTGCATAACAAATCATCGGGTGAAAACATAATAACATGAAAATTTTCCATTTTTGGTATTTGCGCGTCTTTAACTTTTACCGCGTAGCTTGCAATGTGCTTAGCAACAAAAGGCTTAATTTTTAACCCGTCATAAAATATTTCTGTTGTTCTACCACTACAATAATCTTTATATAAAGATGCTATTTCATTTATTGTGTTTAGTTTCTTTTCATTTGGTGTGGTAACTTTAATTCCATCATAGCCCATCGCTGAAAATACTTGTTTAACAACGTTTCTTGAATCTGGATTACCAGAATAGTTGCCTAATGAGTTTGCAAATTCATATATAGCTAGATAAACATCAAATTGATTGGATGAGTTAATGATCATTGAGTTAGTCTTAGCTAAAACAATGTCTTTGATTTTATCTTCAATTTCATATTTGTTTGCAATAGTTCTCAGTAAAATGGGTGATGGTTTTGAGTCCATTAGCAAAGTAGGGTAGTTATTATCAAATGACGCATCATATATATTTGCATTTGAGACAGAGAATTTATGCAAAACCCCTCGTTGAGTTTGGTGTACTAAATGGTCTTCTTTATTTGTGTATGCATGACTTTTACGCTCAATGGATTCTGGATTGCCATATACACGAACGGCTTCATTTAGACTCCCAGTTAAATATAGTCCATCACCCTGCTTTGAGTTACCTCTACTTACATAACCGAAAAAATTTGTACCCCTTTTGTAATACTCGTCTTCACTCATTGTGACAGCATGATATAGATCCAAGTTGTCAGTGGCTTCTGAGTATGTGAAAGAGCAATCTGAGTGATGTAAAACTCTCATAGCATCGCCAGACAATTGTCGCCCATTTTCGACAAATGTCCAATTTGAGTCTGTTTTGAATGCAATAGGCTTTCCGTCGAATGTAACAACGCCATTATTGTCCATTTCTTTTATTGTATCTGTATCCAAATGAGGTAGGATCTTTATTGACCAAGATAAAATTTCTTTTAATTCATGAGCGCTTACATTTGCCGCACAAATCTTTTGTTGATCTTTGTTATACCATCCATCTGACTCTAGATGGATCGTATCTTTTATGATGTCAATAAATCCAGATTTGTAGCCAGCCAGTATATTTTTTTCACTGATTGTCATATCAGTTTTGTTATATACAGAATTTAAAAATGAAGTTTCAATAGAATCTAGGTCAATTGCATTTATTCTATAAACTTCCTTTTCATAAATTTTACTTTCATAGTCCTGAAAAGAAAATTCATCAATTTCTTGAGTGTGAAAATCAAATATTCCCAAAGGTGATATGGGAGAGTTATTTCCAGCATATATGTCATTTATAACACATGAGTTTGCTGAAACCCTGTCTAATATCACATGTAACGCGTTAACTCTGTTCATTATTATTATCCAGAAGAAGATTATTTAAGTAATTATACCATGTGACCATTTACAAAAAAACTCACCAATCGGGTTAGAATTGGTGAGTTATCGTTTTAGATTTTAGTGCGCTTCGTTCCAGTTTTCACCAGAGTTTGCATCTGCCACCAGCGGAACCTTTAGGGTGATCTCGTAAACCTTACTGTATGCTTCTTCCATCAACTTTTTGAGGGTGTCTTTAGTTTCTTCGAGTCTAGCTTCTGAAACTTCAAAAACTAGTTCATCATGGACTTGCATCAGGAGTTTAATGTCATTTCTTTCATTCAGGATATAGTCGAAGACTTCAATCATCGCCGCTTTAATCACTTCCGATGCTGTTGCTTGGATACCTGCGTTTTTGATTGATTTCTCGGCATGTGAACGAACCATTGAGTTTGGAGAATTTAAGTCTCCTGCATTGATCTTTCGACCACCAAGTGTTTCTACATATCCATTACTTTTAGCAAAATCTAGTTCACTTTCAAAGTAAGGTTTGATAGATACGTATTTTTCGAAATACTTAGCCATAAACTGTTCAGCAGCTTTTTTCTCGATACCAAGTTGTTTAGCTAACCCTTTCGCTGAAATATCATAGATCAAACCGAAATTTACTGTTTTTGCTCTTCGTCTCTGCGATTCATCCACTTCATCAGTTTCAACAATTTGTTTCGCTGTAGCTTCATGAATATCACCACCTTCATTGAATACATCAATAAACAAAGATTCATTTGCTCGATGAGCAAGAATGCGCAATTCAATCTGAGAAAAGTCGATAGAAAGAATTTTGTTACCCGTATCCGCATCAAAGCACGAGCGAATACGTTTTCCATCTTCCGATCTAATTGGGATATTCTGAAGGTTCGGATCCTCAGAGGATAATCGACCAGTTAATGTAACATCCTGATTATATGTTGTATGCACTCTACCTTTTTCTGTAGTGCGCTTTTCAATACCTGTAACATACGTTGACAACAATTTTGATACACTACGATGCTCAAGAATCATTGAGATAATTGGATGTATATCGATTAAATCAGTCAGAACAGATTCAGCAGTTGATTTATTCTTTGATGGGATTTCCAAATCATCAAATAGCACAGCCTGAACTTGCTTTGGTGAATTAATATTGAATTGTTTTCCAGCTTCTTTATAAATTAGATCTTCTAACGCAGTTAATCGATTCTGAAGCTCAGCACCAATTGCTTTAAGGTTAGTTAGATTAACTTTAGCCCCAATGAACTCCATATATGCCAGTATAGGTGTAATCTTAGAGTCTACAGCATACTCTTTAGACATTAAGTGTTCAGTAAGCTCTTCGTACACTTTCGCGCTAACCTGCATTTCTTCAAGCACAATTAAGGCTGCATCTGCGAAGGGTACTTTATTCCAATCAGCTTTAGTTGTATTTAGCTTGTACTTTTCCCTCAGTGTATTGAGATTGAATTGAGAGTATGTGCTATTCAAAAACTCAATTGATGGCTTCTTAGACTGACCACCCACAGCAACATAATGTAGCACGTTGACATCATGTGTTTTTAATCGGAAAACATCCATTGAGTCATAGCAATTCAACAATGCTTTCAGTACATCTTTCGCGTTTCGGCTGACAATCACAAAATCAGGGCTTTCAATTAGAGTTTTCGCTAGTGTGGCTAACTCATTTGTGTACAGCTTAACATCAACGACTAAATACTCATCATCAATATTAAACACTAAGTGCTCGTTACCTTGTGTGCTAAACAAATCTTGCACTCCTTCTTCACACTTGAAGAAGTCGATCTGGATCGGATGATTTAACATTGATGAATTAGACTTATTGAATAGAATTTCGCGAATTTTTGCTTCATCAGTAGTGTAATGAGTAACAATTTTTTCAGCATTTGGGTTTTTAAGTCCAAGCGCTTTCTTCAGATTCATGAGACCGTACTTTGTTGTTAGCTCATAAAGTCGGACTTCGTCGCGACAACCAACAAAGTCTTCTACGTCTTTCCCTAAATCAACATCGCTATTAATAGTAACCAAGGCTTTGCTAAGTGGTAGGTGAGACTTGGCAGCTTCGATTTTATCTGCTGACTTGCCACCAATATGTTTGACATTATCTAAAACACCTTCGAGACTGCCATATTTTGCGATCCATTTTGCAGCGGTCTTATCTCCGCAACCTTCAATGCCAGGAATGTTATCTGATTTATCACCTTGAAGAGCTAAGAAATCGATAATCTGCTCAGGATACACGCCAAACTTCTTAAATGTGCCATCTCTGTCAATTGCGGCATCGAGTAGCTTTGTGCTTCGCTCGGTCTGCTGCGTATCAATGATGTTGATTCGCTCATTGATCCCTTGGTACATATCTTTATCAGAAGTTAGGATGTAAACCATGTAACCTAGTTTCGATGCTTTAACTGCCATAGTGGTGATGGTGTCATCGGCCTCATAACCAGGAATGGACAAAATAGGAATCCCCCAAGCCTCAACAATATCTTTGATTGGTTGAACCTGTTGCTTTAAGACAGGGTCGGTCTTATCACGATTCGCCTTGTACTCAGAGTACATATCGTGTCGGAATGTTTTTCCGCTATGATCGAATGCGACAATCGTTTTGTCTGGAGCAATTGAATTAATTGCGCGGTTCACCATGTTACAGAAGCCAGTAATGGCGTTTGTTGGGAAGCCCTCTTTGTTGCTTAAAGCAGGGACTGCGTGGAAAGCGCGATGATAAAATGAATTACCATCAATAATAATCATGGTCTTATTAAGCTCAAGTGTCATTTTGGAAGTCTTTTATTTGATTAATTGAATCATTACCTTACACCAAATCCAGGTATAATTAAAGACAAATAACTTTTATGATGCATAAAAATATTCAAATTAGCGTTTGACATCCTTTTTTATATCTCATAATATTGATTCCGCAGCTAAGGAATATCAATCTTATTCTTTGAGGTGAAATGCGAGAACTTTATTTTGATTTCTAACGCTGCTGCAACTGACTTGGATCGTGGGAATTTCTGGAGGGTGCGCTAGCCATCTAGAAGAGGGGTTCGACACCCCTGCAAGTCACCAAGGCTTGGCTCGTGGGAATTTCTGGAGGGTGCGCTAGCCATCTAGAAGAGGGGTTCGACACCCCTGCAAGCCTCCAATGGTCTATCTCGGAGTGAGAGGTTCGCATCACCGAAGTTCTCAAGAAGCTCGATTCTTCTGTAGACCACCTTTTAACTTTATATATGTAGGTAAACAATCATGACAATGCCATTCAGATAGCTCTTGCGCACGGACAGGCCGCACTGAACTAAGTTCAGAAACACTTCATAAAAGCACTCAGTCTAACTCTGAAGACGCTACAAAAACAGCTCACCAAGAGCACCTTTATGTCTACGCAATAGCAAGACAAGATCTAGAGATGAATGCTGGAAAGCTTTGCTCTCAAATTGGTCATGCTTTTCATTATAGCGTTAGAAACAAAGAAATCTGCAACTCACTTGTAGACGATTACGAGAACCCTGAATTTGGCGGTTCAAAAGTATGTCTTTGGGCTAACGACGAAATACATATCCACAAAATCCATCACGAAATCCAGAAGCTAGGTGTACCTTGCGCATTAGTTGTTGATTATCAACATGTGCATCCCCCATACTTCGATGGAAGTCCAATAGTCACAGCTCTCGGTGTAGGTCCATGTACCAAACGCCAGGTTAAACGCGTCCTTGGAAAACTAAAATTAATAAAATGATTGAGAGAAATATTATGAAAAATATCAACCTAAATGTATTTAAATCCGAACTAAAAACTAAAATTACAAAAGAAAGATACCTAGAAATAGTTGATAGCTTTAAAGCTATAGCAAAGAAAGCAAAGAGTCATAAGTGCGAATCCAGCATGGAGTTATACGTTCTTAACGCATTGATTCGAGGCAAGTCGGTAGCTAAGGTGACTCACAATGTAAACTCTTTAAAGTACAAAAATGCCGAAAAAAATATTTACGACTACCTGAACGGAAAAGAATACCGCTTTAAGTATTCATTCGAGGGAAGAATACCTTATGTTCTTGATGAAGCTTTTGGTCTCACTCAAGAAGAAAGGGATCTTATTTACATTATTGCTATCAAATCTAAAGAATTTAATTAATTTTGGAATAATAAAATGAATACTACAACTACGAAAACAATTGCAGAGAACAATACAATGAAAACAATAGAAAAAAACAGATTTTTTGAAATCGTTTCACAATTTAAAGGCTTTGTAAACGCAAAGGAAAATGAAAGAGAAAGCACACACATGTTCGAAATGTACATTTTGTATGCGGTTATTCGCGGGAAAGACCCTAAGAAAACATCTCACGACCCATCTGCTGAGAGCTATGAAGAAGCTCTAGGTAACGTAAAGGGATTTCTTGAGCAAAGATACAAGCCTAGTAAATGGTTGCCAAAAGGTAACTTTGCTAACACCCTCATTGATGCTTTCGGATTAACGGAAGAAGAAATGAAGATGTACAGAGAAGAGTTATGATAATTGAAAAAAGCTCCTGATCGCACGGCATTGCGGTTTCATGGTGCTCAGCAGAAGAGGACTCGTTTAGTCCTCTTTTTGTTTTTGGGTTAGAAGTTGCTCATCGAAGATGGGGAACAACCACAAGGAGTGACGCTAGACATTACAGAGAAAGTAAAAAGCTTCTAGCATTTTTTATTAACCCTATTTATTAAAAGTAGGAAATGGAAGGGTAAAAATTTGTCCAATATACAAATTAACCCTTGCTATGCGTAACAAGGGCTATTGATTAAATAGGCAATGGACTAGCGCCACGATACCGCAATAGCTTGAGCTGAGCGGGGCTGTTTTATGCTTCTGATTTTTCGTTGTTTTGAGTTCTTTGCTCTCTGAACTTTTCAACGGTGTAGTCAGTAAGCTCATCAGCGACTATACCAACTCGAACAACTGAGCCTACAGCCGCGTTGATTTTGCTTGTTACATAGAATTCAAGGATATGGAATGCCATATATACACCGAAAGTAAAGAATGTATAGATCCCAGCAATTACTGAGACAAGAATAGCTAATCCGCCCAAAATGTCGTAGTGATTCAGTGCAATACTAGCAGCCACAACTAGAAAACCAACTAGTGATTTCTTACCTATAGAATCACGGAAAGCGATAACTTTGTCCAAGTTGTCATTAAAGCGATGAATAAACGATTTGGCATTATCTTTTGTGAATATGGATTTGAGCAATTCTTTCATTTTAGATCTCATTTTTGTCAATTTATGTGTATTTTATTTTAAATAGTGATTAAGTCAATTCTTTTTAGTTTAAAAATTAAAGCCTAATGATTGCCAGGCTTTAGTTTAGTAGTTTATAGGCTCTATACGAATGATCTTGTTTCTATCAATCAAAATTCGGAATCTTGATGTAACTGTCTCTTCATGACCTTTATATGTTTTCTTTTCCTGAATCTTGAGTTCAACTCTGATTCTACGTGGAACTCTTGTTTTACTTGGTTTATCATTGGCTGTGTATAAATAAATCTCCCTGCCATCACTTGGAATGGTAGTTGTGCGCTCTTTAATTGTTATCGAATTATCACCTCGCTGCTTTTTATCTGAGCGATACAAACCTTCAGACCACCATGTCTGGCTATAGCCAATGTGCTTGGATTGACCAGGATAATGAAGAATCGCCTTTTGTCTTGGTTTATGCTCCATGATTTTTTTATAAATCCGTGATTTGATGCTTTCTTTAAATACATCTCGGATAACATAAAGAAATGCAAAACCTAAAACAAATTGTAAGCCAGTATCAAACCCCATAAGTCGTAACTGGAGCATTATAAATCCGAACAGGATCATAATAATGCCAGTGGATAGCGCAATAGCTAAATACTTTTCCTTTGTACCTACATTGGTCGTGGTCGTGTTTAGCTTAAGAGGTAGTTCAGTAATCCTCTCCTGCATTTCCATTTTATTTGTGAGACGAGTGATCTTATCAACATCTTCAGTTTTAAGATCCATAGAACCCACTTTCTCGTGATACATCTTGTCCTTTCGATGTTTTTGCTCTTCAAGACATAGATTGTTAACTTTTGCACGAAGATCCTGTGAATCTTTAATTGACTGCAATGTAAGTAGGTTTTTAAGTAGAAATTGTTCAAACTTGAAAGATAGAACAAAATCTACGCTTCTAAATTTTTCAAACTTAGTTTCATCCTCAATAGGGAAATCCCTAAATGAGTTCAATAAAGTTTTAAGGGAATCGATACTATTGTCGAAATTCTCTAATGAATCCTCTTCAGTTTCATTAATCGAACTGCTCTTTAGCTGACCATTAAATAGAAACGCGAACAAGCTAATGGAAATACTGAATTTTTCAAATGGTAGATCTTTCTTTTCTAGCTGTTTCACGTAAAGCAGCATAGTACTGATGCTGTTACCCTTATGGAATCTACGGCTTTGAGTAATAAAGCTATCGAAACCATTTACAAATCGACTATCATCATCAATCTCAAAATTCTTTGGGAATAAAAGCTCAATACTTGTCTCTCTAGTGTAGTCTTTTGCTAAAGTTTGCTGAATGTCGATTATTTTATTGCCTTTTTGTTCTACGCAAACCATATACACACCTAAATGATTATGACAATTATTGTAATTAAATAAGGCGAGCTGATAGCTCGCCTGAATGTTTACTATAATACACAATGTAGTACTGAATGACAAGAAGTATATTAAAATATATGATTAAAAATATCTGGTCATTAAGTTGGGAGTGCTGTAGAAACAATCAAAATTTTCTTTGACAAAACCAGTTGTTAGTGTGGAATCATTTGAAATACCTTTATTTATCATTAGATCAATTATTAATCACATTAGATTTTAATAATTAACATAATGGTTGATCGAATAAAGATCATTAAATATAATGTCCAAAGTATAGTATGACTATACATATCAATAACAAAAGAAATGAATAAATAATAAAAAAGGAAAATATCATGAAATTAACAAGAAAGCATGGAATGTACCTTGGCTTGGGCTTATTGGCAGGTTTTGCACTGCTAGCTCCAGACGTAGCGTTCGCGAGTGTAAAAGATGCTGGTGAAGCAGCAAAAAATATCGAAGGTAACATTCAAGCAATTAAAAGTATGATTATGAGCTTTTTCTACTTGGTAGGTTTAGTTCTAGTTGGTGTTGGCTTATTCCTGTTCTACAAAGATAATAAGCAGCCAAACCAAGGACATGCTAAAAACGGATTAGTTAGTTTACTTGTTGGTGTGGGTCTGCTCTCGATTACAAGTATAGTAGCTCTTCTTACTGGTACAATTGGTTTTGATGCCAAAGAAGCGAATGATCGTATTGAAGCCGATTCAGGTTTCTAGCAAGACAAGCATTGAAAATGCTGAAGGCGACAGAGATGTCGCCTTTTTATTATTGAAATAAATACTTAGATTTGAGAATATGTGCCTGTTCTAAAATCCCCAAAAAACCTCAAAACATCCGAGGAAAATGCCAAACATGCTGGTGGCTAAGATAGATTGCTGATTTGATAAAGTCGGAATCACTTTTGGTACAGTCTGAAGCCATTACTCTTTTGCTAGTTTATAAGGATAAAAGAGAATTTTGCATGTTGACGGTTTTCGTACAAAAGAACTTAAAATTGAACTGGTCAAATAAATCAATAAGTAAATTATAATATGAGAAAGATGTATGCTTACATATATCATATTGATTAATTAGGTAATGTAAGCAAGTTAGTGAGCATAGATGAGTTCTGACTCATAGGCTATAACGTTTTGTATTGGCAGGTTCATGTTACATGCCCCATCAGCACAACTTTGGACAGAACTTCTCTAGGTGTATCATCTGGTTTGATGGTATACATTTCCGAGTTAGGACGTAAGTTAAATGAACCTCCCAGCCCTAAAGGGCTGGGTTTCTGAATAATTGATGCCGAAGCCCAAATATTCGTCCTATTAGAAACATCTCCGATATAAAATATCGGGCGAAAGGTGCCATAGTTTTATGGTCTTATGACTAACACCGCTAGGACGTTAGCACCGCGCTTTCTCTGTCTCTCGTTTTTATACTGGTGTCGGTTCTGTCAGCCAGTTTTTTCTTTCTTTTCACGATACTTTTACGAGTTTTGCTTTTGGCAAACGTATTCTCTTTAATGTAATGTATCAGTCGTTTTTTCAGCACTTTTGATGCATTTGCATCAGCGTTATCTTCATTTCCGCATGATAAGCACTTAAAAGTCGCTTGGTCTAGTCGCTCTGTATTTAAGCTTCCACAGCAAGCACACTCTTTTGAGCTATTCATTGGATTTAGCTCGCTAATTGCAATTTTACCTATTTTACGGGCTTTATATTCGATATAAGTCGCCAGTTGTCCAAGCGCAACACTAAGTAAGGCACGATTCAGACCGCTTTTCGCTCTAGCTCGATTTCTCGCATAACCTCTGCCATCTTCATTCTTCTTAGGCGCAGCACGTTTCGTCATACCTGTTAAATTCAGATCTTCTAAACCAATAATTTGATTGGCACTTTCGACTAATGCTTTTGAAATATGGTGATTATGATCGTTTCGGCAATCGGACTCTTTCGCTTGAAGTCTGCTGATCCTGGCTTGTACGATACGCTGCTGATTTGTTTCACAAGCTTTGGTTTTGTTCTTATTCAGTCGCTTTTTGCGAGCTAGAATGCGCTGATAATGCGCTATCTTTTTCGCTCTGCGCTTTTTACGCGCTATTTCTTCAGGGCTGTAAGTAACTGAAAATCCATCACTAGAACAAAGGTGAAGCGCAACACCTCTATCAACACCAGTGGTTTTAAGCTCAAGCTCTTCATAAGATAAATGCGACAAATCTGAAAGGATCTGTTTTTCATCTAAAGCCAAGCGACCATCATCAAAACTGCCAGATAAAGTGAATTTTGCACCTTGTCGTGAAAGCCTGATTTGATTCCCGATTTGCTCAGGCTTGTGGGGAACAACCAATGAAAACACAATTCTTCGCTTCGCTTTGGCATGATTGTTAATCACGATCCGAGAGCCATTCTCGAAAGGCTCAACAAAGAACATTTCTTTAGTTAAAACAACACTTCGTTTTTTAAACTTGTTTTTAATTTTTGGAAACTTTCGTAGTCCTTTTTTCGCGGCTTCCGCATCAGAGTAAACAGAACCTGCTGCATTGCGTAAAAGTTGAACGGGAATGTCTTTTAAAAATAAGAGTTCAGGATTGTTTTTAATGGAAGCGTAACCTTGAGCGATAAGCTCTGGTGTTTTGCTTTTTAGAAAGGTTTTATATTCATTAATCTTTTGATTTCGGATCACATTGGCAGCACCAATCCATTGAGCAAAAAGCGTGGCTTGCTCTGGATTAAGCTTATCAGAAATATTGTAGCTAAAGCCTAATATTGCCAAGGTAAATCCTAATAAATCATTAGATTAATCGAAAGCTTAAGGTATCACGCATTACTCTATGTGGCAATAAAGTTTATTGTGAAAACAAGAAATAAATCAAGTTTGTTTTCATGTTCGCTCACCCCTCCCTGAAGGAAGGGGAATGCGCTCACACTTGTTCAACTGTTCATCGGATTACATCATACTAGAATTAAAAAGGCCAAGATTGGTGCTCCTGGCCTGAAATAATCATACTGAGAATGGGTAAGCTATTGGTTCGTGATATTCATAACCTTCTACTCTGAAATCGTCAAGAGTAACCCAAGTTTCCAAGTCCTCTAGAGATTTAATATCTGGATTTATATGGAATGTTGGCGATTTCAATGGTTTACGTTTAAGTTGTACATCACGCATCAACTCGTATTGGTCTTCGTATATATGTGCATTTACTATTTTGTGAAAAGCTTTTCCCGCTTTTAAGCCTGTAATTTGAGCCATGATCGCTAACAAAAAGTAGCATTGAACCATGTTGAAGTTTAGGCCAAGCGGTACATCACAAGAACGCTGTGTGCTGTTCAAATACAGAGTATCGCCTAAAATTGAGAAATGATGGCTATACATACAAGGACGTAAGCAGCCTAAATGAAAAGCACCTGGATGATAGAATGTTATTTTCTCGCTACGGTCATCAATGCCTTTACTAAGGTTGTTAACAACTTTTTTTACAAGATCTATCTCTCCACCATCAGGTTTTGGGAACGCTCTAGCAACCTTTCCATAAATGAAACCGCAGTCATCTGTCCCTTTTCTATGAGGATTCGCAAGCCAGCTCTCATTTAAATTGGCATTTGCATCCCATGTTTTAGTGCCTAGTGCTCTAAAGTCTGCGGCATTATCATAGCCTCGAAGGTAGCCAATAATTTCTGCAATGGCACTTTTCCAGTAGCTCTTACGTGTCGTTACTAAAGGAAACTCACCAGAACTGACATCGTAAGTTAAATCTACGTTTATTACTGTTAGGCAACGTTTACCTGTTCTTTCGTTCTTTACCCAAACGCCTTCATCTATAATGCGCTGGCATAAATCTAGATATTGTTTCACTTTTCATTCCTATATTTATTTTATTCAATTGTACCAAAGGAACTAACCATTATTCGAGCAAAACACTCCTAGTTCTTACTCGACTTACTTGGTGCCTGATGGTAGACAGGAGTGGTTATGGCTATAATGGTTTATGTAAATCATTTTTTGTCATATGGACACCAAAAAGTGACAAAAGGTAAAATGGTGTGCGATCTCGTGACATACAGATGCACTATGGGAATATTATAGATCAATTGGCAAAAGTGGTCTATGACTTAAAATATGGAATTGACGATAGAGGGAAGATTATCAACTACAACCCAGGCGAATTCCGTATGGGATGTTTGAGACCTTGTATGCATTCCCATCAGTTCTCACAATTGGATGGTGAGTTATTTCTAAAGAGCACATCTAGATCGGTTGATGTCCCTCTGGGGCTAGTAGCCAATATTCAGCAGATCTATGTATTTCTGGCTAGTCATATTTACGAAAATCAATTTGATCTATTGAAAGATGTGCAGTTACAAAGAGTGCCTTTTGAGCATCCTAAGTTAATCATTAATCCTGACATAAAAACACTGAAGGATCTAGAAACATGGGTAACAGTGGATGACTTTGTAGTTGAAGGTTACGAGCATTACGACCCAATTGAGTATCCATTTTCAGTTTAGCTGCTAAGCCGAATCTCGCGATTCGGCTTTTTGTTTTTCATTTTTAAATTCAATTTGTTAAACTATAATTTAGACATTTAACTGTTTAGGTATGATTAAGTTGGAACGAGGCGAGATTGAAGTTGATAAAGACGGAGTTAAGTTCAAGATAGTCCTTGATGGTGATTATGTGTATCTTAAAGGCATTACAGATACTTCATATGAAAGCAATCCAATCAAACTCTCAAAGTATAGAGATCTTGAAGCCTTAGCGAATGAGCTTGAAAGTAGGGGTTTGCAAGTGATTAAGAAGCAGACATCTCACGAAAAGCTAAAATCTAAAGGTAGAGATATCTCAAGCATTATAAGTACTCTAATTGATACCAGAGAGCCTTTTGAACTAGGCAGTCAAACCTATAAGTGGGATATCGAAAGTGCTCCATTTAAAAAGAGCACTAAAATGAATTCATACTTGCTTATAGACACAAGAGAACCTAAAGAGTTAAGAGATCTGGTCGAAAGAATTTCCATAAATCAAATCGAGCAAACAGTCCTTAGTATTGGTGACATTCATATAGGTTCACACCTAAATGAAAGATTAATGATTATAGAGAGGAAGACTGTTACTGATCTTTACAATAGCACCGTATCCAGGCACTTTCACGATCAAGTTGAAAGGTTATCTGATTTCAGGTTCGCTCGCGGTGATAAAGAGACAAAAATCGTCTGGATAATTGAATCGGAACAAGATGGGAAAAGAAGCATTTATAATGCCTTCCCTGAAACGAAGCAAACAGATGGTGTGGTTAACTACATAACGGCGATCCATAATCAACACATCTTGCAGGCTTATAATAAGCATCATACGGCGTATTTGGTTGCAAAGTTAGCTCAGGGGTTTCTTGAACAAGAACTCTACTACAAAGTAGTGCCTTCACGTTGCAATAATGAAGCGCGTGAATCAAGTAGCTATCACCTGTATAAGATGCTTTTGAATATACCAGGAATATCTCATACGACTGCTACACACCTTTTAAGAGAGGGAATATCTATTGTAGAGCTTAGTAAAATGTCTTTATTGGATTTGAAAAAGCTGAAAGGTGTTGGAGAGATCAGCGCTCAAAAAATATATAATTCATTGAGATATTGCTAGTATATAAATTAGATAATCATTGCTATAATTTCTAAAAATGGAGATTAAAGATGATTTTTTATATACCAACTATAGGGGATGCTATCAAGCTAGCATCCCAAACTACATTTAATGTTATCAATGAAAGAAGAAATGAAAGCTTCCTTAAGTCCTACCTAGGATCTGAAGCAGTAAATGTTTCGAATTCAATATCCCTTCCTAAAAACACAATTTTGAAAATAGATAGAATTTACATTAGACAGAACAACCCGTTAATGGATTCGATAACTTTTGTTGTCATTGACTCAAAGAAGAAAGAGATAGTTAAATCAAGATTTTTCGCAAATCTCAAAGATGTTAATGGAATTGAGTTCGAAAAGGTAATTACTGATAAGAAAACAAATGTGCATAAAGAACTAACTTTAGAAATTGAGCAAATAACTTCTGAATACTCTTGTTTAAATAATACATCAAAATACCGAATCCCGAAGAGAGCGAAAGATAAATTAGTAATCGATCACATAAATAAACTTCCTTCAAAGTTTAAGATATGCCTATCAGTAAATATAATTTCTGCCTTGAAAGATTGCTTGCAAGCTGTTGAAGAAATTGATGTTTCGTTAGGGTCGGGTGTCGAAGATGGTGAAGAGAAGGCTCTTCTAAATAATCTAAATGAATTCATCAGCGAAATCCCAGAAGATCTAGGCATTGATTTTATAACCCTGGATTCATTCGAATATAAAGATCAGCTTGTCTATTGCATTGATTATGATAGAAATGCATTCGATATAATTAGAAATGCATATATTCTGATTTCAAAAGATCCAATACTGTACAAAAAAATACGGAACTCAATTTATATAGGCTGGCTTTTAGATTTAATCATTCCTGAATATTCATCAAGAGTAAATTTCATCCATAAGCTTGAAAATGGCAGTTTCTTTATATCGCACGAGAACTTTTTAAAGATAAAAATGGATGCCATATTGAGTAGGTTTGACCATTCTATTAGAGCGGGTCAAACTGAATACGGAAGTTTTAAGAAAGCCATTCAACAACTTAAAAAATAAAATCAAAGCCAATCTACCTAGATTGGCTTAAGTATATCAGGTATGAAAAAGCACCATTATTAGTAGATAATTGGAAAAGAGCAGCCTATAGGCTGCAATTTCAATTAGTATAGTGTTAGCTTATCCGTTAACTCATGATACATTCTGTTGCTACCTGGTCCTATCGCGAGGGAAATTGTTGAGTATGTGTCAATATCCTCTACGCATAATAAGCCTCTTGATTCTGACTGTTCTTTTAGATTCATCAATACATCAATACTTTTTGTTTTTAATGTAACCTTCTTAAAGCAATCATCGAGCCAGATTTGTAGATCTCTATTTTTCTCAGATTCAAGGTCAATACTGCAATGAGAGAGATGAGCAAGGATAGTCGCTATTGCCATTTTAATGGCTGATCTGATCTGGATGGTCTTGTTTAGTCTCTCATTACTATAAAACACGAGTACTTGTTTATGATCACTCTCTTTCTTACCATATTCAGGGGTTCTGATAGTTGGAAGACTAAGGTCGGTATTAACCAAGGCACAAGTTAGTGATTTAACGCCATTAAATTGCGTAAGTCCATTATCAAGAATACTTACTGAGTGATTCGAACTAGCATTACTTACATTGATAAGTTCTTCTTCACTTTTTACAAATTGGATATTCAGAACATTGTCTATGTGGGTCAATACATGGTTTAGTTTTTCGATAGTGCTCAAACTAGTAGTTAAAACTCCACCATTTTGCTCAAATAGCGACAGTGTGTATTTCATAGCTGCATGTGAGACTTGGGATAACATCTTACCTCTAGTCATTCCAAGATCTTTTCTAATATATATAGTGAACATCGTTTACCTCAACCTTCTTCCTGATGCCCGTGTACAGTAATGCTAGAAACTTGACTATTGTAGCCATTATCGATTGAATCGTACTTTTTCATCCAATGGGTTTCTCTAGAGAGAACGTATTCCTCTATAGGCATACCTTCTGGTGATTCTCCAATAATCTCTAAAACACTAAACTCCCAATCTGTTAGTTTGGTGTTTCTGATTGCTTTATGAAATTTGCATTCACCACCCTGAAAAAAATGCTGATACCAGCGTAACGTGAAAACCTGCAAGGTTTTGCCTATATAGTGCTTATTTTCAGCCGTATTAGTGATCTTATAGATGACAGGCGCATTTCCTTTTGTCTTATCAATACAGGAAGCATTGAACCCAATGTGTTTCTTTCCGTATTTCTGCTGACACTCTCTAGAGCAAAACTCTATCCCCTTGTATTGCTCGTTGTGGTCATTGTAAAGGTCAATTCGCCTAAAGGAATTGCTGCACTCCTTGCATTTCCTGTTTTCAAATAAACGATTTAGATATTCATCAGTTCCGTCATGCTCTCTTAATTTGAGCAAATATGGGCTTTTTTCAAAATCTTTTTTGAGAACGCGGCAAGGTAATTCAACGTCGAACTCATCTTCAAGGGCTTTTCGGGCTGCATTTTTGTCTTTAGCTTTCAATAGTCCTGAATACATAGGAGGGAAAGCCCAGCTACCTAATGAGTCCTGCTTCTGACATTTTATTTCATAATAAAATTCTTTCATTTTTATCACTTTTTAACTAAATGTATGCAAAACATTTGATAGAAGTAAGAACAAATGGCAATATATCTTTAAATTACAATAATTGCAACGGTGTATAATATGAACAATCTCAATAATCAAACCCCGTATGAAAATGGTAAAACCTGTAGAGCTTCTGGTATGAGTATCCATGCAAACCCTCTTAGAAACACATACGTGGACAATCCAAGTGACGCTTTCCTTCAGTGGGAGAATGGCTGGAAGGAAGTAGATGGTGAAACAGAATTAGAAAGTGAAAACGCTTAAGTAAGGAGCGAGTTTTGTATGTTTTTGATCTGGCAATTATTTACTCAAAGGTTGTAATGATGTATAACAACTGTAGGAATTCCTTTAGAGATACAATCAGATCAAGAATTCTTAGAATGGTGTAAAAGAGAAAATTCTAGATAAAATTAAGGTATTTGAAATGAATGACGTAAGTAAATTGCTGGAATGGCTTAGCAACCTCGATCAATACAAGTTAACTGAAAAGGGTTTGCATCGGAAACCTCAAGTTAAAAGCCTAAAAAAATGCGTTTCATCTGTATGTAATTTACTTATTCAGAGCAATCCTGACTATTTCTCAAGTAAAATCACATTAGATGATTTTTACCACAAACTTCCGACAATGACCGAATTTGTAGGCAATGACGTGATTAATCTAGAGCATTTTTTATGTAAGCTGATTCAAGGGCTTCCTACTAACTCCAAATCCCAGTCTTATAGAAGTGCAGAAGATGCTAAAAACCATCTTAACCTAGTAAGAGAAAAATTTGAGTGGCTATTATTTATCGATTTTGAGTACAATCAATATAGGCTAGATGGATCGGACAAGTTTACAGAATCTATTGTAGATTTTGGCCTTGTAGCGGTAAGGTCGGATAGCCTAGAAGCGGCATTTGAATTAGATTCTTTGATTCTACCATTCCCAGAGATGAAAATGGGTAGATACTGTGAAGAAAAGACAGGCATTAGCACTGAAATGCTACAGGGTATGCCAAACTTCGAAACGTTCTATCTTGAAATATTAAAAAACTTTCTCGACAAACAACAAAAATGTTTTTTTGTTCACTGGGGTGGTATCGAGCAAAAAGCGTTTAATAGAGAGTTAAGAAGAATTAGCCAGCCTGAATTGAAACATAGCTTTTTAGATCTCCAATCAATCTACGCAAAAATTCATGGTCGAGATACTATGGGGCTTAAAAGAGCAGTGAAGAACTTAGGTCTAGAGTCCGAACTAAAGGAGCATAGAGCTATCAGTGATGCTATCTATACAGAAAGGGTTTTCAAAGCTCTTTTCTAGCAAAAGCCCCACTGATAAACGGTGGGGCTTTTATTCGATTTAAAGATTGCTAATCATCATCTTCTGCTTGAACAAGATGTAGGTTCAGTTTAATAACTTCATTACCAATCGAGATGTTAAATCTTACAGAATTTTGTTGTGTGATTCGATAGTTGAAACAGCCATTAAATTGTTCACCTGACTTTACCATTAAGCATACTTGCTGTGCTTTAGGTAAAGTATCACTACATCCGTAAAGCCTAGCGACATTTACAAGTTCAACAAGTGCTTCATCATAGCTAGTGTCAATATCGATTCTGGTTGAATGGGTAAGTGAATCCGACTTGTTGTCTATTGAAGCGTAAAAATCAGAAATACCATTAACTAAGAACTGATAAATAGCTCTTTCATACACCCGCTCTTCCCAAGGAGTAATGAATTCTTTTATGTTCGTTGAATCTAAAGCTTGATTTTTACCTGAGACAGAATCGTAAAGATATAGATGCTCATAAGTATTATTGCCGTGAAATAACTCATTCAGAAATACATTTGATAAAGCAGGGTCTAAAGTTTCACCCTCAATAGCATCAATGCCTGGCTTTAGATTAAATGCTGCAAAGTATCCCTTAGAAATATTTAAAATGTGGTAATAGAAATCTTTGCCTTCAATCTTGCTTTTTACGAAAAGTGGTCCATCGTACCATTCAAGAATTTCTGATTCATTTGTGCCAAAGCTTGAATTAATGGACTGCATTAACTGCTTCTGGGATTTGATTAAATCCTTCATTTTTAATCCAAATTTTATTTTTTAGAGCTAGAATATTATCTCTTTTAATTCTTGTTATCAAGTCCTGTCTTCCTCTTCTTTGATACAAGTTGAACAATGCATGTCTTGACGATGAAACAACTTTGGTAAATGAGTTAAGGCTAACTGTTACAAAATCCAATAACTCTTTTCTTTTTACTAAAACGAAATAACTATTAAATTCAAAGGCTACAAGATCTTGTTTTCCGTATATCCAGCCATTATTCCCGCGAACATTTCTGAATTCTATCCAGATCGAATCTTCATCTTTATTTATAGAATTTCTGCTTATGCGTTTCATTGCCTTAACGTCAACCGAATATTGCTTCCCGTCTCGATATAGAAAAAAATCTATATGATCCTCAATGTTTTCTTTCTTTGACGCAGGAATGACCTTGAAACCTTTACTTTGAGCTAATTCGCAGAACACACTCTCGGCTCCAAAACCTTCTATATAACTTGTGGCGTATTTTTGATTTATCATGTTGCATTTATTTCTTTATTAATCAATTTTTCAGACTGAATATTATGTTATTTATATTTTTCAGACGTTTTATTCATATTGTACAATGCAATGTGAATTTTGATCAAAAAAGATCTTCTTTTTTCTTTTTTGAAAAGATATCTATTCTTAATGATGATATTATTTAATAAATAACAAATCTTATGTTCGTATTAATTTATATGTCTAAAATATTTTATCATGGTTCAGATGATTACCTTCCTCCAGGAACAAAACTAAGAAATTGTGTAGATTATGAAGGAAAGTGGGGAACTGCTGGATTTTATAGGGGGTTGGAATACCATAGACCTAATAAGTTCACTGCACATAAAGATAGTGTGTTTTTAGTGAAAGAGCTTGAAGACCTTGAATACGCAGGTGGCGGTGAGGAATACACTTTTTTGGTCGTGCCGAAAGGAGATGTTACGAAACACGATATGTATTGGAGCACAAAGGTGACTGAGTTAATGGATTCAGGCTTCTGTGTTGAAAGTGATGTTGTTAAGGAAGCAGCACTGAAGTACTGGTGTGGTGAAGCTTCAGAGGATCCAGCGTGGGAATACATGTGTAAGGAAGCTATAGTATTGCAAGTATTCGATTGGGATTTCGATTCGTCTTTAATTAAAGATGCAAGGGCAGATCTAGAACAGAAGAAAATTCTAAGAAGAGAACAAACCTTATGTCCATCATAAGAAAAAAGCCCATCATGATGGGCTTTTTATTAAAGATTTAGTCCAAACTCTCTTTCCTTGGATCTGGGTTCTATAAGTAGTTTTTTATCGATTTCAGCTATAACTTCGCTGTATGGGTATCCGCTGGTGTAAATGGAACTGAGCAAGATGTTGTGCGCATCGAACTGAGCCTTATTCTCTTTTACAAAGCTTGAGAGAGCTTTAAACCACTCGGTTTTTCCTTGTGCATCCTGCCAAGGTTGATACTCATCTAACAAGTCCTCTATATCGGAAATTGCATTGCGGCGCTCTTCAATCTCTTCACCGTGTCTAAGTTCTCGAACTCTATTGGAGTCAACGAAAACATGTTCAATACCGCTATGCTGTACGAATAAGCAAGGAATTCCTTGATAACAAGAAGTGTAGGAACTGGTGTGCCAGTCATCTATAAATTCTTGAATGTTGTTTAATTCAAATATATCAACGATTTGGTCTTTTATACCTGAGCCAATAGTTCTGAAGAAATCGGATTTATCAATTTCAATTGATAGTGGGGCATCTTTCATTTCATTGATATCGTCACCATCAGCCCCAACACATGATGTTACATAAGTAAATTTGGACATTTAATGCACCTTATATTTATTTTTAAATATAATTTTAGCATTGAATGTCCAATCTTAAAAGAAGTGGTGAGCCTATGCTTTTCCTTGAGTGTACTCATCTACATCGCGGTTAATTCCACTAACGTAAACCCATCGACTACCTTTAGGCTCATTTTGGAATTTTCCTTGATAATAGCGTTCAGCCTGCAAGTTTCTAAAGAAAGATTCTCTAGATAGGATTTTATATCCACCCGAATTACTGCTTCCTTTTTGCTTTGGAGTGTATTCATTGCAGTTTGATAGTGACATACCAATATAGTTTACTCTGGTTGTCTGCTTTGGAAGTTTAACCGTTTTTGATGGGAATCCCTTTCTAAGCCCTTTACCTTCCGTTGCTGAATGATAGATGAGTAATCCTGCAACAATCTTTGTAAGGGTTAGAATCATCTTTGATTCAAGCTCATTCAAAGATTGATCGTATAGGAAGCACTTAGCATCACCCATTTCATTCATGTCATTAATGATGTCCATGACCTCTTCAATAATCACAGACTTATTCATTAAATACCCATCCTTTGTCCTATAACTAATGGATAGGTATGTCCTATTAGTTAAAGGCTTTGGAGTAAACTCAGCCCCTAAGTATTTTTCGTCATAAGGAGTAGTCATGTTTTCGTAAATATTAGCTTCACCTGATAAGCATACTAAGCAAGGTGGCAACTCAACTCCATTAATTACAGTCTTATTCGGAAACGAAAAAGAGAAAATGGGGAAGGGAGCCGCTAGCATTGCGTTCAAACCAGTCTTGTACTTGGCGATAAACAGGTCATTGATCAGATCTTTATCCTCAACAAAGATTGTAGGGCAACCATTATTGATCCAGTAATTCTCTTCTGCGTCTGTTTTATAACCAAGAATGTCATTTGTCTGAATTAGTGTTTCAGCTTCACTTCGCATAAATTCGTCATAACCAGGAACATACCCAAAATTCTGCTTTGTGATATGAAGTAGGTTTTTTGATGAAATGCAGTATTGATACTTAGTTTTGTAGATTTCGAATGACATAAAACACCCCTAGATAACTATCATAATTATACATAAAGTTGAGGTAGGGTCAAGTATTGATTGCGAGGTTCAGATAGTGTATAGATAGCATAAATAAGCCATAGGATAATTTATGAAAAAAGCAGTAATAAGCCTAAATGACAATGAGATTGAGATTTCAAACTCAGATAGAGTTTTGTTCATTACAGGTGCGGGAATAAGTGTAGCAAGTGGATTACCTACTTATAGAGGTGAGGGAGGTCTTTATACAAACCAGAAGGGAAAGATTGAGCATTTATTATCAGCCTTCAACATGGATAAAAGACCAGGAGTGATTTGGGATGTAATCTCGCCTCTACTTAAGGGTTACGAAAGCTACAAGCCTAACATAGCTCACACACAGATTGCGCAGATTCAAAAGCTAGTCAAAGACTCGTGTGTATTCACTCAGCAAGTAGATAACCTCCACCAGAAAGCAGGGTCGGAAAACGTCATTGACATTCACGGAAACTTATCTGTTGTGTATTGCAAAAACTGCATTAATGTTCGAGGAATCAAACATGGCTACATTCCAATAAGTGACATAGACTTGAATGTTAAGACGAAAAGGAATGCTCCAGCTTGTTCATTTTGCAAGTCGGATTTGAGACCAAACATCGTACCGTTCAATGGTATGCTTGATATGGAAAAGATCTATCAACTAGAAGATTTCTTGAGAGAGCCTGTCAGTCACGTATTTGTGATTGGAACATCACTTCAATTCCCGTATATGGAAGAACCAATAAGGGGTTGTCATAAAGCCTACAATGCTAAGATCATTTATGTTGAGCCTAGTGATGCTTTTGATGTGTTGAGTCAGACTGATATCCCTCACTATAGAGCTAAGATGACATCATCTGAGTTTTTTGAAAACTGCTTAAGGTTTGAGTGAACAAAAAAGAGGCAACAGCCTCTTTTTTATATATTATAAAAATAGACAATATCTTTTGTAATTATATTGACAATTGAATCGCATGGATGCATAATTACTACGTCTTTGGGGAAAGACATAACTAAAGAGGAAACTTTTATGATGAACACACGATTAGCAATGGCGGTCATGTCTTCGACCATCATCTATTGCGCAACCGTTTTAACAGTATTTCTTATTGTATATTCGGTTGTCTTATCTCTAAACCCTACTTACACAACAAATGTTGTATACCTGAAAAGTTTAGGTTTTGTATCTTTAATCATTGTCGCTGACGATGTTGTAAAATTCATCGGTTACAAAGATAAATGGTCAATGTTGGGTTTGGGAGCGTTCATGTTCTCTCTAGGCATTACATCAATGCTACCGAAAAGCCTTCTAGTAAACTTCTCTATTATTGAAGCTGCTGGTTTGGCAATTACGCCGCTAATTCTTTTCGCTTCTCTTTTTAAGTACGTAAAGAAAGCAACTAAAAAACAATTAGCAGCATAACAAAAAAGGGGGGGAACCCCCTTTGTTTCTAGTTTGGTTTAGTCTTGCCATCCCCATTTCCTAATAAACTCGACGTATACTTTATCGTCTTCCATTTGGATCTTCTTTAAATATGACGAATAAGCGATCTCATGAGCTTTGTTAAGCTCAATAAGAAGTGAGATTTCATTCAACAAACCAAAGGTATTCATCATAAATTCTATTCTGTTTTTGAGATCATTAATGATTTTATCGCATTCATCACTGCCAATTTTAATAGCCCACTCATCGGAAAATCCTCTCGATTCCTTTTTGATCTTTTCTCTGATTTCTGATTCTTTAATAGGAGTCAGAGGAAGAAAACGCCATGCGATTGCTGACTGTCTCTCCCATTCAAAGCCATTCGAAACGATCCAGTAGTTAGCAAAGATCGCTAAACCTATGCAGATTATCGCTGGTGGAATAGCCAACACACCTGCTCCGAGAAAAACAAAAAGCACGTAAGTGCTAGTTATAGCTATCGGGCTTAGGGAGTATGACAAAAACACAAAAAGCTTGCTATCAGCAGCTTTCACAATGAAATTCATTCTATTTTAATTAATTATCAACAAAAAAACGTAAACAAAACAGTGAATTGATTTTCCGCGCTTGTCGCGGTTATCTCAAGATAACGTTCAAAAATCAAACACATCAGTATCAATCAGGCGGATCGGATTATAGATCGTCATTCTGGAAGATCAAGACTTTTTTCTGATGATCTTTTTTAAAAAAAAGTTGACACGAATTGGTTTGTGATCAATTAATATTATTTATATATAATTACTATTAAGTATATATTTATAACTATGATTAGTAAGAAAATACTTTGTATTTTCAATAATCAATTTTATTTACTTTCTAGTTCTTCTAATGTATTCTTATCAACTAAACTAAAACAAAACATATACGCGATCAGGCAGTTGCGTAAAAACTAATCACTATTAAAGAATTAATATTATGAATAAAAATGGAAATGTTTATCTAGGAGACTGTTTTGATGGAACAGTTTTTTTAGTCTATGAGCATGACAAAAAGCTCTTGAAGATAGTTCCTCGGAATGAGAATGCCCTGTACACGATGCTGACTGAAATCTATGGTAAGAATCCAGGATATTTAAATCTTGACCAAGATCAGTTAACTCATATCGTAAACAGTATGGGAGAGAAGGCACCTGAAGGCTTTAGAATCGAGCCATTTGAAGTTATGAGTCTAAACGACCATCTTGGTCAGTTGTCCTTAATTATTGTTGAAGAGTCACCTCAATTTGTTGTAGAGAAGCTTGAGATTGATTATTTTAAATACCAACTGAATACTGAATACGTAACCAGAGTTTTCTCTGGCTTGGCATATGGGTTATCGATTCCAGTGTTTGCTGACGAGCAAACATGCTTGACATCAAATCGACCAGTAAAATCTGTTTGTACATCCACAAAGCATGAACCTCTTACTGAAAGAGAAATTGAAGAAATTGTGTTTGAACTTAAGGCTAAGTTCTCGAAATCTAATTTTTCTAATTTCGAAGATGTTAAAGATATGATCAACAAGAAGCTGAAGGATACTGGAAACACTTATGAGTATCCATATGATCAGTTAGTTGCTCTTGTTAATAAAATTTTCTTCATGGTTTAGGTGGTTACATGTCAAACATTTACACGGAAAATGCGAATACAATTATTCGAATTCACACAAGAGAAGAAGTGAAAAAACTATTTGAAACCCTCTCTCAAAGTTCGTCATTTGATGTTTCAGAAGTCATGTGTTGGTCTGCCGTTGCTCTTGTAGTGTTCAATGATGATCAGAGTAAAGATTATGCTGTCGCTGTGCATGGTGATTATGGTTACTATGTAACAGATCTTAACTCTGGTGATGTAAAATCAAACATTAAAATTGAGATTAGAAATCCATCTACCTTGGCTTATTTTAAAGCTATCTCAGCGTACCATCTAAACTCAACTTATCTTGATGAAGACCGTCAACTACTTCAACTGATTATGCTAGCTTTAGAAGAAAATGGGTTTATTGATGCTGATGGTCATATTGCTCCAAAATATTTAGGGAAAGGTCATCAGGATTTTGGCTCATTCAAGTTGAAATTGGATTTAGAAAGTCACACTAAAGAGATCATGCTTTATGATTTTAATGCGAATGTCTTTGGAGCGTTCAAACAAGAAATCGTAATTAATGACTTTTTCGCTTCTGCTGAATTGCTTCTTGATTTGATTGAAAAGGCTAAAACTAAATCAAAAAATAGAAGTTCTACTCGGAATCCTGACTTTGTTGATGAACTAAAACGCAGCAAAATGATGTTCACTCCATGCATTGAGGAAGATAAATATTTGTTGAATCCTCAATTAAGTGAAGATGTTTTACAGAAAGCAAGAGACACAATTTTGGCAACAAACGAACAATCTTCGATCTCTCTTTTAGAGTTGGTTAATGTAGTAATTGACTCAAAGAATTTAGGTCGTGATGTCAGATCTTCTGTGAAGAGTTTACTGCTAGATAGATTTAGTTTTCCAAGTGAAGTGCATCTTGAGGTCGTTGTTGAAGGTTTATATGGATACACTCAAGCTCCATTAGTAAATGATTTCATCATCAAGCACAAAAGTAGGGTATAAATTATGAATAACATTAATAATTTGCCAACAATGCTTCTTTCAGTCCCTGCTTTGACTATGATTCATTTACTTGATGGAGAATCGGGCTGTTTCAATTTCAATAAGCATATGAAAGGTGAAAGCGGTCTAACGGATGATTTCAAGATTAATGTAGCGAACAGGGTGCTCGAAAATGGTCTCGTTTTAACAAGACCTGGTGATAAAAATGAAATTTTTACGTTGTTGCCTAATAAGTCTTCATTAGCAAAAATAGCTATTGAAATATCTGAAAAAAATGAAATGTTTGATAGTAGAAGACACCTTCCAGAACTTGTAGGTAAACTCATGTCTAAAGATATTTTAGATGTTGGCTACTTGGAAATGGTTGATGAAAATTATCAACTAGTGTTAAACATGATTGATAAGATTAAAGGTGAGGATCTTGATCATCTTAATTTTGATACTTCAAATGAGAATATCGTCATAACCCTTAATGATATAGTGTTTACGATTTTTTCTCATAATTTCTATGGTATTGAAGTGAATGTTCTATCTGTTTCAAAGCCTGGCTATGAAGATTTCTTTGTACCTTTTGATTTCTTTGATTTATTAGCAGAAGGAGTCAGAGAGCTTGAATCGCTTACAATGGTTGCTATGATTGCTGGTTTTGAGGATGAGCAATCAACTGAACGTGAACCTTTGGTAAAAGATTTGTTGAGTATGGAACAAATTGACTTGTTGTCACATGTGTTGACTGTAGAAACACATTTTATGCTCTCTGAAGTCTAGAATAGCTATTAAAAAGCCATGCTCAGCATGGCTTTTTTTATTTAAGATAAATTACGCGTTGATTACTGCTTCCTCTCCATTTAAGGGATGGATCGGCTAATTTGTGGTCAAACCTACCATCTATCAATACATCTAAGTAATTAACAACTTCAAGTTGTTCTTTTTCTAACTCTTCAAGTCGATATCCAGTCCATAACCATATATCTGATTGTGGTGACTCACTTCTAACACGCTTAACAAGCTTTAATACTGAATTTAGATTTTTGGGATGGAGAGGTTCTCCACCAAGTATGCTTAATCCATTTCTCTTTATTCTTGTGTCTGTTAGGTCATTGATAATAGTCTTCTCTATTTCGCTATTAAATTCACTGCCAGCATCGAATGGAAAGCTTTTTGCGTTGAAGCATTTGTGACAATGATGTTCGCAGCCTGAAACGAAGATAGAGCATCTAGTGCCTTCACCATTGATAAAATCAACAGGGTTATAAGTCATGTAATTCATTTTTTATCTCCTTTATTAATCAAATTCTATCATTGAGACCAAAATCAAGGGATATAAGATAGAAGCTATTGAATATTTTATTGATTTAAAGCAATTTAAATCAAAAATTCGTTGACTGTTAGCTCTTTGATTCATAAAATTATGATTGAGATAAATTAAAATATTACCTTAAAGAACAAATATTTAATTTTAAATAAATAAGGAAAAGATCATGACCGATACAACTTTAGAAAAAAACCTTACCAAGAAAGATATAGTTCAACGTTTAGTTGATCAGCATAACTTCACGACTAAAGATGCGACTGCACTTGTAGAAACTTTCTTTAATGAAATTAAAGAAACAATTGCTAGCGGTGAGCCTTTAAAGCTATCTAATTTTGGTAACTTCAATATTAATCATAAAAGAAGCCGTCCAGGTCGCAATCCAAAAACAGGTGATGAGGTAATGATCTCTGAAAGACGTGTTGTTACTTTCTCCCCTTCTGACAATTTCAAGAATGAAGTTCAAACTGCTTTTGAATCCCGTCTGTAATACGCGAGACGTAAAAAAGGATGAGTTTTTAAACTCATCCTTTTTTTGTTTTACATTCGTTAGTAAACGAATACAGTCCAAGCTTGACCTGTGACATAGCCATACGTCGCGCCATTCAGAGCGTATCCTCTCGAACAAGCTGCTGAGTGCCAAGGAGAGAAAGCCCATCTGTAGTAACTACCGTAACGACCAGTAAAGTCTTCTACTGTCAGTGTGTTGTTGTACTGACCTTCAGACATTAAATCTGAGCGCGGGTTATGCCATCTAAAGTGATTCCCTGTAGAACGATGAACAATGTAAGCTCTACCACCTGAATATAAGGTAGCGTGCATGTTTCCTGTACTGTATCTGCCACTATCGAAACCGACAGTTACACTTCCATTCTGACCAACGCCCCAACGAGTGTGGATAGGTAATACTTCGTTCGGGATCGCAAAACCAACACCTCTATTGTAGATAGATTCTAGATCGTATTGGTAGTTACCACCAGTCCATGCAACAGGGCTATTCTCGCGCTGTGCTGCTACCATTGTCCAACCGTTGTTGCAGTAAGTAACGTATGCATTGCTAGGGGTAACATCTAAACGTTTCCATCCGTTTGGATTCCAGCCTGGTTGTGCAGATGCGATTTCAGCCTTGTTTGCATTATAGAAATCCAGAAGAGTTTTACAGCTTCTGTTATCCATCAAACCGCGCTGTGTAGATGTCTCAATATAACGGTATGTTCTCATCTGATCGTATGAAACTGTACCGTCTGGATCGTTAAGTGTAATTGAGCGCTTTTGTTCAACAGAACATGTTCTCTCTTGACCTTCGGCATCTTGAGTGTACGGAGTAAGGTATCTACTTGCTGAACCAACAGAGTTCCACTCAGTGCATGATACTGCGCTTGTATCTTCCCAACCTGTATTGTCAACAGTGACTACACGGCTTTCTTGCTTATTGATGGTTCTTTCATGACGAATTGGATCACCATCATTTGCAACTTCACCACGACCATCTTCGATTTTCTTTTGTTCCATACGGAACTCGTCTACCGTAAATGTTCTGCTTTGAGAATAATCAGGAACATTAACATCGGCATCTGAATCTTTAAAGATTACTCCGCGATGACCTTGAGTGGAAGCCATAATACTTGGAGTAGAAGGTTCCCAAGGTGTGTGATCACGATGTGGAGTGAATTCCTTCCAAGGTGTAAATTCCGATGGAAGTGCATTAGACTTAACTAAGTTAGCGATTGGAATCCTTAGATTTGCTGTTACTGGAGCTGTGTTTGCATCTTCAGCATGTGAATTCATGCTAAAAGCTGATAAACTAGCGACCACAGAAATCGTAAGAACTGATTTTTTTATTCTTAACATACTGGCCTCGTTTTTTATTATTTGTTGTTTTTCTTTTAGTAATGTTCTTAAATAATATTCTTAAATAAAACAACGTGTATGTAAAGGTTTTTGTGATAGAAAGCACAATAAATGTTTTGTTTATATATGTGAGTGAGTGTTATATGACAATTATAGATGAGTTAAAATTACTAAATGGATGGGATGATTTGATAAAGTCAAATTTTGATCTTTTGTCTTCCATTAGTGATAAATTAGAAAAAGAAAAAACTGAGTTTGTAGTTTATCCCCCTGAGGGAATGGTCTTTAATGCGTTCAAAAGAACGTCTCTTGAAAATGTTAGGTGTGTAATAATTGGTCAAGATCCATATATAAATCATGAATTTGTGGATGGAGATAGGATTCCTCAAGCAATGGGGATGGCATTTTCAGTGCCTAATGGGGTCAAGCCACCAAGAAGTTTGAATAATATTTATAAGGAACTGAAAAATTGCTACCCTGAATTTCAACCTAGTGATTCTGGCGACTTGTCAAATTGGACAGATGATGTGCTGTTACTTAATGTAACCTTAACGGTTAGAGAGGGTAGCTCAAATTCTCATAAGAAGATGGGCTGGAATGTATTTACAAATAATGTAATTCAAGCGCTGATTAAAAGAGAAAAACCTCTTGTATTTCTATCATGGGGCAGGGATGCACATAAGATAACCAAGTTGGCTGAGGGTACTCATCATTGCGTGTTAAAGACATCTCACCCAAGTCCGCTTGGAGCAAATAAACAAGGGGTAGATTTTGTCCCTTTTCTTGGGTCAAAATGTTTTTTTAAGTGCAATCAATTTCTTTTGGATAATGGTCAAAAGACAATTAATTGGATAAACCTCTAAAAAACAACTAGATTTTCATTGAACTATTATTGATTTTATGTATCGAATAATATAAGATTCTTAATATAGAGTTTGGGGAGAAACTAGTATGTTAAAATTTAAAAAGTTCAGTGATGTAATAGGCGCAATGCTTCTATTGCTAACTACAATCTTGGTTCTAGGAACCAACATGTTACAAACAGCGATTAAAACACCAGAGTCAGCTAATCTTGTTGGCATTACATTTTTAGCACTATTTTTTGTCTCAGGGGTTAAGTTAATAACCAAAAAATAGCTTTAGTTTATCAATCCCCATACTTGAAAGCGCCACAATTGCAATGGCGCTTTTTTATTGCTATTTTATTGCAAAACCAAATAAACATGAGAAATAAAATGAAGAAAAAGAAAGATATCTTGATACTTGATGCCGAGGGTATAATTCTGAATCCGATAAGCGGCATAAAAAAGTTTCTTGACGATAAAGGAATCTGTACAAAACACTTGGAATCCAGAGAAACATCTAATCCACTAAGGATCGTTGATTTATTCGGTTCGAGTTCTCTTGAAGAGGCGTTATCACTATATTCTGAATACTGTGATTCTGAGTATATTGGATCATTAGAACTGCATTCACAAGGTGTTAAACGAGTTCTGATTGAGCTATCTTACAGATATGACATTTTGCTTGTTATGTCTTGTGGACGTTCAGAGCATGAAATGCAGTTAAGAGAAAAAAATCTAGAAGAACTTTTTGGTGATATTTTTAGTGGTTATCATTTTGTTGGTAGATCTGAAACTAAAAGAGATGTATTGGAACTATTGATGGATATTCCAGGCAATAAAATTGCTGGATTGATAGATAGTAACGAAAAATATGTTCAAGAGGCTGTAGATTTAGGGATTGAGTCTTATCTTTTTAGTAATCGAAAAGCTGGGGCAGAATCTACTTATCCAGTTATTGAAGATTGGAAGCAAATTGAAGATATATTCCTATTGCAATAGCTAAATAAATAACCCCAGATATGTATATCTGGGGAATAACAATTATCCTAGTTTTCTTCTTATTAGTGTGTCTAGTGTTTTTACTAAAAACAGCATCCTTTCAATGTCACTTACCATTTTATCTTCATTCATAGGACTTTCCTTTGATGAATTCATCGAATGTTGGATGTCCAACATGTTCAGCAATATTGTTTAGTTCTGTCTCAATGATATCTAAGCATTTCATGATTAGACAATAATTATTATATGACAT